CATTTTGCAAAACCGTGGCGGAAATGGCATGGGGTTTGCCCCCCCCCCCCCCCCACCCTAGATTCCCAGCCCTACAGGAGCGATGGACGCAAGGCCAGTACACGGAGACGGGGTGGAACCCCGGACGCATGGAGGCAGATCGCCGCTGACGCAGGACGGGGACGCGGCGGGTTTTGACTGAGGATCGACAACGCAAGAAAGCGAGGAAACGGAATGGTTCAGATTCGGAAGGCTCGCCGCAGCGCCACGAAGCTGCGGCTCCTGCTCACGGGACCGAGCGGCAGCGGCAAGACCTACGGGGCACTGCTCGTCGCGAAGGGGCTGGGCTCTCAGAGAACGATCGTCATCGACACCGAGCAGGGTTCGAGCGATCTCTATGACAGGCTGCACGACTTCGATGTGATCGACCTCGTGCCGCCCTTCACGCCCGAGGCGTACATCGAGGCGATCGACGCCGCCGAGGCGGCCGGTGCCGACTGCATCGTGATTGACTCGATCAGCCACGAGTGGAACGGCAAGGGCGGATGCCTGGAGCTCGTGGACGAGATCGCACGGGCGAAGTTCAAGGGCAACACGTGGTCGGCGTGGAGCGAACTCACGCCGCGTCACCGGGCGTTTATCGACCGGATGCTGCGGTCGTCGGCCCACGTGATCGCCACGGGCCGGTCGAAGACCGAGACGGCCCAGGTGGATGACCACGGGCGTAAGAAGGTGGTGAAGCTCGGGATGCGTGTCGAGTCGAGGGACGGCGTCGAATACGAATTCACGACGTGCATCGACCTCGTCCACGACGGTCACTTCGCGGTGGCGTCGAAGGACAGGACGGGCATCTTCGGCGGCGATCCGAAGCCGATCAGCGTGGACACGGGCAAGGCGTTCGCCGAGTGGCTCGCTGGCGGCACGCCTGCACCGAATCCGCTCGTCGCACAGATCCGCGAGTTCGTGGCGACGGCCGAGCCAGAGCGACTGAAGGCGACGACGAAGCGGATCGATGCCCTTCTCGCCGAGGGCAAGTTGACGAGTGCCGAGTGGGAGTCGCTGACCGATGCGATCACCGCTCGCGTGGACGGACAAGCGGCAGTCGTTGCTGCCGCTGAGTGAGGACGGACCCTACAGGAGACAGACCCCATGCAGTGGGACATCGGAGAGGAATTCGACACGCCGACCGCAGTGGCGGCGACTGAGCGGCAGATCATGCCGGTTGGAAAGCACTTGATGATCGTGAAGTTCGCCGAGGAGGGACCGAACGAGTACAAGCGGAGCGACGACAACCCCGATGGGTTCTGCCTGAAGCTGCGGCTCAGCGACCTTGAAGGGCGGTTCAAGTTCGTCTTCGACGACCTCCCGCAGTCGAAGTCGCTCGCGTGGCGGGCCAAGCAACTGGCGGCGGCGATCGGCATCATCCCGCACGGCGAGACGCTGTCGCTGACGCCCGACGACGTGATCGGGCAGACGATCGAGGTGGAGCTCAGCCACTACACGAGCAAGGCCGGGAAGTTGTCGGCGACCGTGAAGCGGTACATCGAGCGGACCAGCGACGCCCGGCCGAAGGCGGCGGCGAAGCCGAGGACGCAGGCGGCGCGGGTGACCGAGATGCTCGACGACGATGTCGTCCCGTTCTGAGGAGGTGGCGTCGTGAACTGGCACATCAAAACTGGCGAGCGATCGGTCATCGGCCCTGGCTCAGCGATCGACATCGTGGTCGGTCGCCTGGAGTACATCCTCGCTCAACCTAGGTGCAGCCGCGAGAAGCTCATGGCAGAGGCGATCCAGTACGCGAAACTCGTCCGGGGGTGGATTCGTGAGCACGAACCGAAGTTCGAGCGTCCAGTTTTCGACCCCGACAAGGAGTACATCGGCGCGAGACAGGGCGGAAAGCCTGGACCGATGAGCGACGGCTAATAGGAGACACAACGGCCCGCCCTGTCCGCAGCGGATGCTCCACCAGCCGCATGGGTCGCGCAGCGGAAGTCGCGAGTAACAACCGCAGTCGAGGCCGCTACGTTCCGGCGGCGATTCGACCGTCAGCGGCACGTGACGCCGCAAATACACGGAGGTTGAGATGAGCGACTACTGGCCCGACATCTACCACAGGTGCGCCGACCTGCCGCTTTTCGTACCGCGAGCCCCGGCCGTTCGCGGTTCGCAAACGTCGAACGACGCCGCGGATTCGCTGGACGCGCCGACGCTCAACGCCATGCAGCGGCGCGTGCTCGAAGTGCTCCAGGCGACGCCAGACGGGCTGACAGACGAGGAAATGCAAACGCGGCTCGGGATGAACCCGTCAACGCAGCGGCCACGGCGGATCGAGCTTGCACGGCGCGGGCTCGTGGTCGAGGCCGGGACGAGGAGGGCGGCGAGCGGACGGTTGGCGACGGTGTGGAGGGTGGCGTGGTGATCGTAGATTCCTACAAGCATCCTATGTGGCAGAAGACGCGGCTCCGAATTATGGAGCGTGACGGGTGGAAGTGCTTTGCGTGTTGCGATGCTGATTCAACGCTGCACGTTCATCACTTCTTCTACGACGGCGAGCCTTGGCAGGTTCCAGACGATTACTTGCAGACTCTGTGCGAAAAGTGCCATTCGCGCCTCGGCCAGCACCCCAAGGGTGGCGTGTATTACACGCTAGGCGCAGACGGTGATGCTGGCGTTGCCTTGTGCTGGTGCCCTCAGTGCCACGGTTTCAAGTTCACTAAAAGCACGCATTTGAAGTGCTGTGCATGTGGCTGGAGTTCCTCAGAAATCCGGGCTAACTATTTTCTTTTTGGTCAACGTATCGAGCTGATTGAGGAAGCAAGAAAAGCCAAGCCAAAGGAATATTCGGTGCATTGGCTCAAGGGAATGATCACAAAGATTCGCAAGGGCGGCGCGACCGATGTGCAGATTTTTGAGGCCATTTGGCCTGATTCGCCAGCGATGCAGTACGTCGAGCAACTAGTGAAGCTAAACAAGCAGTTGGTTCATGCACTAGGGAATGAAGAACTCTCCGAAGAGGATGAGATCGAAGGCCTAGAGCTTCTAGTTAGAGTGCGTCGCAACATTCAGCGGATACTGTCTGGCGGCCGTGACAGTTTCTCTTCACCTACGGAGGCCACGGATGGCACGCCACAAGGTTGACATCTACATGCCGCTGTACGTCAGGGACTTCCTGACGAGCACGCTCGGCTGGTCGGCCGAGGAGCGCGGGCACTACCTCACGCTCTTGATGGTCGCCTGGGATCGTGGCGGTCTGCCCGCTGAGCTCGACCAGATCGAGCGGTTGTCGCCCGGCGTCACGAACGTCTGGCCCATGCTGCAAGACAAGTTCCCGGTGGACGAGGACGGTCTGCGCCGAAACGCCCGCCTGGAGAAGCACCGCGACCGGTGCGTCGAGCTCAAGGACAAGCGGATTGAAGCCGGGAAAAGGGCGGCGGCTGCGAAGGCTGCGGCGGTCGCCGCGCGAGCAAACGGTGAGCAATCGTGCAGCAAACGTGCAGCAAACGTGCAGCAAACGGTACCGATTGCTGAACCAATCGTGCAGCAAACGGTACCGATTGGTGCGGCAATCGTGAAGCATCCAACGTCAACGTCAACGTCAACACCAACGTCAACTTCTCCTAACGGAGAAGATAAATACACACACACACACGGCGGCGACGACTTTCGCCAGCCGGGATGGGCGGCAACCGAGTGGCAGCGGTTCGTGGCGGCGTGGAACGTCACCGAGCGGGCCGAGCCGTGGCCGCACCTGACGCCGCCTGACGGCTGGGTTGACCTCGCTGCGTCGCCTGGGTGGCTTGAACGAGCCCGCGAGGCTCTCGCCCGCCTGCCGAGCCGCCAGTTCTTCGACCGACCGCTCCCGGTCACCCGTTTCTTTGACTTCGTGGACAGGATCAGAGCTGGCGAGTTCGCCGATCCGAAGGGCAGCACGAGATCCCGACCGAGGCAACCGGCAGGAGGGAACCTATGAACCGCACGTGGGATGAGAACAAATCTGCGATCAACCAGCTCTGGCCGGTCGCCCAGTTCACCGAGGAGGAAAAGCGCCTCTGGAACGACGACCTGTCTGGTCTCGACCAGGACACGCTCTACGACGCGATCCGCAACGCCAAGCGGACGCACGATTCGATCTACCCGCAACTCAAGTGGATGCTCGACGCCTACCGCGACCTCGACGCTCTGCGGAGGGCGGCGCTACGTGTCACTCGTCCGATGGAGAAGAAGACCGAATGGAACATCAGCGACGAGCGTGATCGAGAGAAGTGCAACGAGATGATGGAGTGGGTCGATCGCGCTCAGCCGAACGAGTACGAAACCATCCGGCACGCCGTCTTCTCGGACGACAACTTCCCGCAACTGCACAGCACGACGTGCCTGCGCATCCTCGCCTACGCGAAGGAGCGCCTGTGCGGCATCAAGCCGCAGTTCGGTCGCGTGAACGACGAAGGCTGCGTGACGCCCGCATTCACGACAGAAGGCATCCAAGGCAGGACGCCGCTCGCACTCAAGGATTGAGCACATGACCGCCACCACGCTCCCACCCATCACCGACCGCCAGCGCGAGGTCTGGCAGTGGGTCCGCGACCACCACGCCCGCGAGCGTATCGGCTGCGGTGTCCGCGACATCTGCGTGGCGTTCGGGTTCGCATCGCCCGAGGGCGCTCTGTGCCACTTGCGACCGTTGCGGAAGCGCGGCTGGATCGAGTGGCGAGACGGTCGTGCCAACACGATCATCCCGACCCTTGAATCGCTGGAGGCATCCGATGACGAAACGTGAAATCAACGCGATTCACTCGGCGGTCTTTCGCCGCTCGTGGGACGACGACACCGACGACGTATCGCGGCTTGTGTTGGAGCAGGCTTCGCAGGCGATCACCGCGCTCAAGCGGCAGTTGAAGGATCGAGACGCTCGCCTAGCCCGTCAGGCGGTCGCCCTGGAGCGTGCCGAACTCGACGCCGAGATCATGCGTCGCGCGGCATTCGGCGAGCAGAAAGGCGGCGCGGCGTGACCGAGCTCGCCCTTATCGCAATCGGGATCGTGATGCAGTCGGCGACGTTCGCCTTCGGCATCCTGGTAGGAGCGTCACTCAGGAGGAGAGGACATGACGGCAACAGCTACGAAGAGGCGAAGGAGTACTGGCATCACGCTACCGGCCGCCACGCTCAAGACAGCGCTCGCGGACGTGTCCGCAGCGGTGCCGACGCGACCGGCGAAGCCGGTGCTCGCGTGCATCCGAATTGGCGATGGCACGCTGACGGCGACTAACCTGGAACTCCAGATCGAGGTCGAGATCGACTACCACGGCGAGACGCTGCTCCTGCCGTTCGCCCGGCTTCGGGCGATCGTTGCCGAGGCTCGCTCCGAAGAGGTGACGATCACTCCTGACGGCACGTCGTGCGTCGTGACGGCCGGGCGTGGCACGTGGCGGCTTCCGGTCGAGAGCGCCGACGCGTGGCCCGAGTGGAACCACGAGCCGCTCAGAACGCTCGTGCGTGTCCCGTGCGACCAGTTCGCCCGTGCCGTGAAGGGCTGCGTCTACGCGACGGACAACGACAGCAGCCGCTACGCGCTCGGTGCGGTTCTCATCGAAGTGCAGGGCGTCGAGTGCTCGTTTGTCGCAATGGACGGGCGGCGTTTGTCACTTGTGAAGGTCGAGCACGACCAAGCGGTGGACGACGCATTCGCGCTCGTTCCGGCGCAGGCACTCGCGAGCGTTTCGGCTGTGGCTTCCAAGAATCCGCACGACGCGGTGCAACTGGAGGCGAGCGAGCACGAGCTCGTCGCCACGCTGCCTGGATGCGTCGTGACGGCTCGTCAGATCGCCGGGCGGTTCCCTCGGTGGCGTGACGTTCTTCCGAAGGACCGGTCCGGTGCGATCGAGACCGTCGTGGCTCGGGAAGATCTACTCGCGGCGACCAGGGCGGCGGCGATCGTGACCAGCGAGCAGTCGAAGGGCGTTGACTACACGTTCTCAGCCGACGGCGTGACACTTCACGGCCAGAGCGCCGAGTACGGGCAGAGCGATGTGACAATCGAGGTCGTCAGCGGCGGCGAGCCCGTGAAGGTCAAACTCGATCCCAAGTTTGTTGAGGACTGGCTTGGCGGAATCCCTGACGAAGAGAGTCCGCACATCACGGTCGAGCTCGTGGACGCACAGTCCGCGTGCGTGCTCCGCAACGGCGACGCGTACACCGGCGTGATCATGCCCCTGTCGAACGACTGAGGAGGTGCAACATGGCTTATCCACGGATCAAGGACGCTGCCATGCTCTTCCGGCTCTGGCACGACGAGACGCTCACGGTCGAGGACATCGCCCAGCGTCTCGGCGTATCGGCGAATACGGTCTGGGCGACGGCACGTCGCTTCAAGATGGGGCGACGCGATCACGTCGTGCGAGAGAAGCGAGAGCGTAAGGCGATCGACGAGGTCGATGATCTTGTGACGTGCGAGGATCTGCGCCTCGACGATTGGACCGAGGAGCGAGCCCGGCCGATCCGCGAGGGGTGGAGCGAGGACGAGCGGTACCAGCGGCGTGTGACGAAGGTGCAGCCCATCTGCTACGGCGGGGTGTTCCAGTGAGCGCACCGCTGCTCTTCGTCGTCTCTCTGATCTACTGGGCTGTCGCGATCGAGCAGTGGTGGAAGGGCTCGCCAGCAGGGTTCGTCGTGTGGGCGAGCTACGGCACGGCGAACTGGGGGCTGATGTGGCTGACGAGGTAGGGCATTTCGCGCAGATTGCGTGGCAGGCAATGGTCGAGAAATAGAACGCCGAAGGAAAAGGGCTAAACAATGGAGACTTGCGAGGTCGCGAAGGCTGACGTGCAATTGCCGATGGCACTGGATCTTCACTCGCGAGGAACAGACGTGGCAAAGAAACATCAGTCTGCATTCAAGGCAATGACAGCAGAGGTCCAGAAGCTGTGCTCGCAGCTAAAGAAACTCGACACTGACGACGCAGTGGCTTTTCTGAATGAAGCGCGACGAATGCTTCACGAGGCAAGCCCGTTCAGGGATGAGCCAGTAGACCTCGTGCTGTGGGTCAAGAACGAGACGGTACACGCGAACGACTACAACCCCAACAGCGTCGCGCCACCAGAGATGAAGCTGCTAGAGCACTCGATCACGGAGGACGGGTACACGCAGCCGATCGTGTCGTGGCAGCGCGAGGAGGCCCACGAGGTAGTTGATGGCTTTCACCGGCACCGCGTTGGAAAGGAAAGCGAAATCGTCCGCAGTCGCGTGCTGGGATACCTTCCGGTCGTCACTATCAACACGACACGGCTCGATAAAGGCGACAGGATGGCGGCAACCATCCGCCACAATCGCGCTCGCGGCAAGCATCGCGTTGACGCGATGTCGGAGATTGTGATCGACCTAAAGCGTCGCAGATGGTCAGACGAAAAAATCGGCAAAGAGTTGGGCATGGACCCAGACGAAGTACTGCGGCTCACGCAGGTGAGTGGATTGGCGGAATTGTTTGCCGATCGCGATTTCTCACAGGCGTGGGAGGCGGATCGCATTGATGAGGAGCTCGATGAAGGCTGATCTGCGTCCGTACACCGAATGGGAAGATTGGCAGGCGGGCATGTACCGGGACGTGCCACGCGAAGCCGAAGAGCCACTGACGCTTGCGGCGGCGTCGCTCCTATCTGACGCCCATAGGTTGGCGGCAGCAATGCGTGACGTGACTACGGAATGGAAGCACGCAAGCGAAGCCAACCTCCATGAGCCTCCAAATAACCGTTCGTGGCTCGGGCAAGCAGCTTGCGCTTTCGCTTCCGAAGTTCCTGAACATCTCACGCGAGTCGCTTGGGGCCGATTGACCGACGCGCAGCGAGTCGAGGCAAACCGGATAGCGGATCGCGTGATCGACGAGTGGAAATACCGCACGCGACGCAACCCACAGATGGAGTTCTGCTTCGATGCCTAAGCGGATGCTAGGAAAGAACGTGCTTGAGGCGGCACGCGAGCGTATCGCGTGGACGTTCGACAACTGCGAGCGGGTCTACTGCTCGTTCAGTGCTGGCAAGGACTCAACAGCCATGATGCACTTGGTTATGGAGGAAGCGAAGCGCCGCAACCAGACAATCGGCGTGCTGTTCATTGACTGGGAGTGCCAGTTCTCAATGACGATCCAGCACGCCCGTCGAATGTTTGACCAATACGCGCAGTGGATAGAGCCGTACTGGGTGGCCGTCCCGATGACTACGTGGAATGGATGCTCGCAGCACGAGCCAGAGTGGATCGCATGGGACGAGAACAAGACCTGGGTGCGCGACAAGGAAGACGTGTCGATCAAGCGTGGTGATTTCTTTGACTTCTATATTCCAAACATGATGTTTGAGGAGTTCGTGCCGCTGTTCGCCCAGTGGTACGGTCGAGGCAAACGCACCGCTTGCTTCGTTGGCATTCGCACACAGGAAAGCCTCAACCGCTTTCGCACAGTCGCCCGCGACAAGCCGATGCTCGATGGAAAGCCGTACACAACGAACGTCGTGGAAGATTGCTGGAACGTCTACCCGATCTACGATTGGCAGACGGAAGACATCTGGACGTACGCGGCGAAAAGCGGGACCGCCTACAACCGACTCTACGATCGCATGCACCAAGCGGGCATGACGATCCACCAGATGCGAATCTGCGAGCCGTTTGGTGACACGCAGAGGCAGAGTTTGTGGCTCTATCAAGTTGTCGAACCTGAGATGTGGGCCAAGCTCGTTGAGAGAGTTGCCGGTGCAAATACCGGAGCGTTGTATGGGAATGAACGAGGGAACATCCTCGGGAAAGGGGACATCGCCTGCCCGAATGGGCACACGTGGAAGTCGTATGTCCACTTCCTGCTCGGCTCAATGCCGCCTCGGACGGCTGAGCACTACAAAAACAAGATCGCCGTCTACCTGAAGTGGTGGAAGACTCGCGGCTACCCAGAGGAGATTCCGCACGAGGCAGACAAGAAACTGGAAACGCTCGGTAAGGCTCCAAGCTGGCGAAAGATCGCCAAGTCAATTTTGCGGAATGACTACTGGTGCCGTTGGCTTGGGTTCAGCCCAACGAAGACGGCCGCCTATCAGCGATACATGGACCTCATGAAGCGTCGCCGTAAGGAATGGAAAATTTACGAGCCGGAATAGAATGCACAGCGATCCCGGCGGGCAGGCGGCGGAAGGATAAACCGCGCGGCCGAACCCGCCGGGGTCGTTTTTCTAAATTCGCGAATTGCGAAACAGGACACTACACGGGCGCGAAACGGTGTAGTGAGAACTTGTGTTTCTACTGTCCGTATAACCCGCCGCTTCCGTGTATTACGCCGCCCCTAACTGCAAGGCCACTGGCCTCGCGTGCCATGATCGGGCATGCGACTCGTGGCGACTCTCATCGCCGTGTCGGCCCTCGCGGCATCGGCCGCCACGATCGATGAGTCGAGAGGCGACTCGCGATACCTCGACTACGGTGCGACGTTCGCTGGCTACGTCGTGCGAGTCGTCGGGCCGAACGCCGAGGGCGTGCCGCTCGCGGGCTCTGGCACGCTGGTCTCGCCGCACTGGGTTTTGACGGCGGCCCACGTGCCTCACGAGATGCAGTCGGTCACCGTCGTGCTCGGCGGCGAGCGTCTCGCGTGCGACCGAGTCGTGCGGCATCCCGAGTGGACCGGCATCCACGGGTGGCACGACATCGCCCTGGTGCGACTCGGACAGCACCGGCACGCCGAAGTGTACCCACGGCTCGCTGACGGCACTGAGCGTCTCGGCAGCGTCGCCGCCGCTGCAGGGTACGGCATGACAGGAACGCTCACGCGCGGGCTCACGGGCGGCGACCAGCGCCTGCGGGCCGGGACGTGCGTCCTCGGGTCGATCGAGCACGGCGTGTACGTGTGCCCGATCCGCAGGACGCCCGACGCTGGCCCGCTCCCGGCGTGCATCGCGCCGGGCGACTCGGGCGGCCCGCTCTGGGCGACGGCAATCGACGGCAGCACGCGGCTCGTGGGCGTGAACTCCTACGTCGCGAGGGTCGGCGGAAAGACGAGGTACGTCCTCGGCGAAGAGAGCGGGCACACCCGCGTGGTTCTCTACCTCGACTGGATCCGGAGCGTGGTCAGCGAACTTGACTCGCCATGCACGATGCCGGAATGCCGACCGCCACGTTGAGATTCCGATTGCCCGAGGACGAGGGCGAGTTCCGCGACTGCGTCGAGGGCTCGCGGGCGAAGTCGATCGTCATCCTGCTCGATGACCACCTCGCCACCGAGATCAAGGGCGGCGAGCTCGGCCACGACGTGGAGGTCGCGTACCAAGAGCTCCGCGAGTGGCTGCGGAGTCAGTGTGCGGAGCACGGGCTCGATCTGCTGTGACCATCACGCTTTCCATCCCCGGCGATCCGGTGCCGCAACCGCGCCCGCGAGTGTCAACGCAGGGCGGGTTCGCTCGGGCGTACGTGCCGAAGTCGCACCCGGTCCACGCATACCGACAGGCGATCGCGATGGCAGCAAGCGTCGCCGGGCTCCGCGAGCAGTCGCGGCCCGTCAGCGTCGTCATTGACGCGGTGTTCGCACGACCGAAGTCGCACATCAACAAAGCAGGCGTGAAGCCGACCGCACCGGCGCTGCCGCGTCCCGACGTGGACAACCTGGGCAAGGCGGTCCTCGACGCATTGCAGGACGTGATGGGCGACGACACACACGTGGCTCGGCTCGTCGTCGAGAAATCGTGGGGCACCGAAGGTCGCACGACGGTGCGGATCACATGACCTACGAATTCACGCACGATTGGTTCTCGATGCGAACGAACGCCTGGCGTGAGCACGTGCTGCCTCGCCTGCCGCACCCGTGCCGCTGGCTGGAGATCGGATCGCACGAGGGCCGCTCTGCGTGCTGGATGCTCGATGAAGCACTGAAGCCTGGCGACACCATCACGTGCGTCGATACCTGGGGCGGCCCGTTTGACGGGTTCTCGGCAGACAATCCCGAGGCGCGGTTCGACGCCAACCTCGCCGGACGTGCGGAGAAGTTCAAGGGACGCTCGCACGTCTTTCTCGCCCGCGCTCTCGCCGAGCATCGGCTCTTCGACGGCATCTACATCGATGGCGGGCACGAGGGCCGCACGGTGCTCGAAGACACAGTCCTCGCGTGGCGTCTGCTCAAGGTCGGCGCTGTCATCGTCTGGGATGACTACGAATGGCGTGACCCGCATCCGCACCGGCAGCACCTGCCGACGCCGGAGCCCGCGATCGACGCGTTTCTCGCGATCTACGGCGGATGCGTCGAGGTCGTGCACCGCGAGTGGCAGGTGATCGCTGTGAAGCGGGGCGAGTGAATGGACATCTACGCGATCACGACGAGCGTCAACTACGCGGACTACCTGCCGCACTGTCTGCACTGCCTCGCGGGGCAGGTGTCGGGAGTATGCGTCGTCACGGCGACGAACGACGCGAGCGTGGACGTGGCCCAGCGATTCGAGGCGACTCCGCTGATCTATGACGGGTGGCACGCCGACGGTGCTGCGTTCAACAAGGCGGGTGCGATCCGGTTCGCGCAGGAGCATCTGCACGCCGCGTACCCGGAGGCGTGGTATCTGCTGATCGACGCCGACGTGATGGTGCCGACGAACGCTCGCGAGATCATCGAGCAGGACGCGACGAATCCCGAGACGCTCTACGGAGCAAGGCGGGTCGATTTCCACACGCCCGAGCGGCTCGCCGACGGCAAGCCGAACAAGGCGTACGCCTCAATGTTCGCCGGGTTCTTCCAGCTCTACCGTCGGCACGTGCTGTATCCGGAGTGGTCGCGTACGGCCGAGCTCTGCGACCTGTCGTTCGCGAAGCAGTTCGCGTCGTGCGTCGTGCTGCCGATGACGGTCGGTCACTGCGGCGTCGAGGCGGTCAACTGGGAGGGGCGGCGGTCGCCGCTCTGGAAATGCTGACCATCTTCACGCTCGTGCTCAACGGGCAGCCGTATATCGAGCAGCACCTAGCGACACTTCGCCAGCTCACGATCCCGTGGCAGTGGCGGATCGTCGAGGGCGTCGCGGCACCGACGCACTGCACGGCGTGGTGTCAGACGATGCCGGATCGCTGGCACCGCGACTACGTCAGCGTGGACGGGACGCACGAGTACGTGCGAGCGGTGAACAACACGCCGAACGTCACCTGCTCGTGGCGGCACTCACCGTGGGACGGCAAGATCGCGATGATCGCCCGCGCTCTCGAAGGCGTCGAAGGCGGCGTCGTCATGCAGGTGGACAGCGACGAGCTCTGGCAATCGTGGCAACTGGAGCGGATCTACTGGCTGTTGATGCAACAGCCGGTGGCGACGGCCGCGCGGTTCGCCTGCCGCTACTGGGTCGGACCCTCGAAGCTACTGTCATCGACGACGGGCTGGGCACGCGGCGAACTTGAATGGCTGCGGGCGTGGCGTTGGGGGCCGGGCATGCGGTTCCTCCGACACGAGCCGCCGATCGTCACGGGGTTTGACCGGTGCGTCACGATCGAATCAACGCAGGCGGCCGGGCTCGTGTTCGATCACTTCGCGTACACGACCGAGCAGCAGATCGCCATGAAGCAGGACTACTACGGGTACACGGGGCTGACCGATGCGTGGCATCGGCTCCAGGCGACGAGCGGGCCTGTGAACTTGCAGGAGTTCTTTCCGTTCGCCATCGGGGCGACGGCGGATGACGTGGGGATATGACGACCTTCACCATCACCGCCGCCGACATCGAGGCTTACCGCCCCGACGTGCTGCTCCCGCCAGACGAGGAGTTCGCTGAGCAGTACGCAGCCGACGTTCGCATCGGGCGAGAGATCGCCGCCGAGCGGACGGTTGCCTTCGTTGCCATCTGCCGCAACGCCATGCCCTGGCTACCGCAGACGCTCGGGCTCGTAGAGGAGACGGGCGCGATGTTTCGCTCGTGGTCGGCGTACATCTTCGAGAACGACTCGTCCGACGAGACGAAGGACGCGCTCGCGGCGTGGGCTGATGGCACGCAGAGGCAAGTGTCGCTGAACATCAACCACCGGCCGCACCTCTCGCACACGATCGCCACCGAGCGAACGATCGCACTCGCGGAGTACCGCACGCAGTGCCAGTGGTGGGTGCGGCACGGCGAGCCGTGCGACTATGTCGTCGTGTTCGACTCCGATGCCTGGGGCGGCTGGAGCGTGGACGGCGTGGCGACGAGCGTGGCACATATCGAGGCTGCTCGCGAGGCGTCGTGCATGGCGAGCTATTCGTGGGCGGAGCACAACGGGCACGCGATCCACTACGACGCATTCGCTGCACGCCAGAACCACTGGAGGCGTCGCGACCAGACGTGGTTCCACCACTGGCACCCGCCTGTCGGCTCGCTGCCTCTGCGATTCAACAGCGCCTTCGGACAACTGGCGCTCTACCGGAGGGACGCCTACCTCGCCATGCGGTACAGCGGCGAGGACTGCGAGCACGTGTGTGCTCATCGCACGATGCCGGGGCGGTTGTATCTCAACCCGTCGAGCCGGTGCGTCTCCTACTGGACACCACGCGATGCCCGGCAACACGGCGACAATTGACGCCGCGATCCTCCGCGTGCAGTGGGAATCGCAGATGCCGATGGCGGAAATCTGCACGCACTGGACGATCGCTAAGGACCAGCTCATACGCCTGCGCGACGTGTGGCATCTGCCAAAGCGTCACGACCGCTCGCTCCGCTACAAGCCGCCCCGTGATCCTGGCCCCGATGACGAGGAGGAGCGGGCAAGCCGCGAGAGCCTGTCGCTGGCTCCGCAGGTCGCCGCCCGTGCGACGTGCGTGCAAGCGCTCTGGACTGAGCAGCAACGCCTCGATCGCACGATGGCGACGACGCCGAGCGAGGGGATGCTTCGCTGGATCAAAGCCAAGGACATCGTCCAGCGGTTCGTCGGAGACGAACTGCAAGGCTAGGGGGACACCGTGGCAGACTCGTGGGATACCCCGGAGTACGTGCCATGGATGCCCGCGAGCTCGGTGCCACGCCCGACGAGATCACGCAGTACGGCGCGACGCTGTCGTTCTGGGACGCGCTTCGCCTGCTCCAGAAGTACAGCCCGGTCGTGAACTACGCCCGTGCGTTCATCGGCGAGATCGACCCGTACAAGAAGGGCTTGGTCGTCGCCGATGCGTGCGAGTGGATCGCGCAGCAGACCGACGCGCGGCTCGACGACGAGCTCGTGCGGCACGTTGCGGCGGTGCTGAAGACCGCCGAGGGCGAGGCGCTGGTCCGGTTCTGCCTCTTCCAGGTCGGGGTGAAGTGAGATGACGACCGATGCACTCCTACGCATCCTCGCCGTCGCTGCTGCGGTTGCTTTGCTCGCTGCGCCGTACGCTGGGCAAATCCGCGCTGCGGCCACCGCAGCCGCCGAAGCCATCCGGCAGCACAGCGGGATCATCGGGCGTCTGATCGCTGCGAGCCTGCTCATCGCCGCCGCGTGGGGCAAGGTGCCGATGCCGACGCTGCCGACGCCCGAGGCCCAGGTCGTGATCGAGGTCGAGGAGCCCACGCCGGAACTACGGCGGCTCGTCGAACCCGTCAGGACCGCCCTCGCGTCGGCGTCGATGCGTGACCGTGCGACATGGGCCGAGACGTGGATGAAGTCAGGCGTCGTCGTCGCTGCCGACAACGTGCAATCTGCGCCCGTGCTCGCGGACGTGCGGGCTCTGCGTGCGTTTCAGGTCGTCGCTCTCGACGTGGCGTGGCGTCGTATCGGTGGCGTCGCGCCCGGAAAGTACCCCGGACTGAAGGACGGCGTCGAGACGGCGTTCGCCGATGTGCTCGGGCTCGATGACGTTACCGTCGATGCGTCGCTTCGTGAGCGGTACGTGGCTCTCGTGCGTGCTCTGGCGTGGGCTGCGAGGTGACACGTGGCACTCGACGCTCACGCCTTCGGCTACGATCCCGATCCGGCTGGTGCCGAGGCGTTCGCCTCGACGCTGCCGCGTCCGACGCTCGCCCAGGCGGGGCCGGATCTCGTCGCTGACGGCAAGACCGAGACGCACCTCTGGCCCGCCCTGCTCCAGTGCTCACCCGGCTGGAAGCGTGGTTCGCAGGGCACGGTCGGCTCGTGCGTCGGCTGGGGCGCGAGCCTCGCGGTGGATCTCACGAGCGCGTGCGACATCGTCTACCGACGCGAGCCCGAGGTCTGGCGTGGCCGCACGATCGAAAGTTCTCTGTACGGGTTCTCTCGCGTCGAGGCTCGCGGCAAAACCGTGAACAACGGCGGCGACGGCTCCACGGGCTTCCACGCTGCGAAGGCGATCCGCGAGTTCGGGTGCCTGCACTACGGCGTCGAGTACGGGTCGGTCGTCATCGCCGAAAGCGGCAAGCAAGATCGCGATCGATCGTGGGGCCGCAACGGCGTGCCGGACGAACTCGAACCGTACGCCCGCGAGCGGCGGTGCAGCGAGGTCACGCTTGCCGTGGACTTTGAGCAGGCGGCGGCGGCGATCCAGAACGGCTACCCCGTCGTCGTGTGCAGCGGTCAAGGATTCTCGATGTCCCGCGACGCTGACGGCTTCTGCAAGCCGGGCGGCACGTGGTGGCACTGTATGTGCCTGGCTGCGGTGAGGTGGGGCAAGCGTCCCGGTTTGCTGTGCCTCAACTCGTGGGGCGACTCGAACACGACCGGCAAGCACTACCCCGAGACGATGCCGACAGCGGTGCGGAATTGCTCGTTCTGGATCGACGCGGACGTATGCACCCGGATGCTTTCGGGCCGCGACTCCTACGTCTACGCCGGGTACAGCGGCTTCAAGCGAACGCAGATCCCCAACTGGACCGGAGACATTCTCGGATGAGATGGCTCGTCGCTTTTGCCATCGTGCTCGTGGGCTGCGTGGCGTCACTGCCGCGTGACGATGCCGCGATCACTGCGGACCTCGCAGCCGAGACGGCACGTGAGGTGATTCGGCTGCGTCACGAGGTCGCACCGACGCCGGTGCCGCCAGCGCCGGGCAGCAAATGCTCGAACTGCGACGGACGCGGGTACGTCGGTGACGGGAGGGTTCGCGTCCCGTGTCAGCCGTGCGGTGGAGACGGAGTTCTATGACCCGCGACGAACTCTACGAGCACGTCTGGAAGCGCCTCCCCATGCGGAAATACATGGTGGGCCGCGAGACCGTCCACGACCTGACGACGCTGGCGATCGAGAACTGGGAGGGCGAGTACCTGGGCCACGCCGAGAGCGAGGAGGGCCGCGACATCGTCGCGATGTCGATCGCCGGGAAGGTGAAGCGGTCGCACCAGTGGCAGAGCGGTCGCGAGCCACAGGAGTACGGGTTTTTCTGGACGCTCATGCTGGGTGCGATCGTCAATGCGATTGTGCAGATCATCGTGAAATGGTGGCTCGAACGCAGTGTCAACCGCGTTCTCATGGCGGCGTGGCAACAGGAGTTGACTCGATGACGCGAGAGGAAGTCACGACGAGCCTGCACTCGATCATGGAGCGATGGGGCTTCCCCGTGCTCGTCGCCGTGGCGGTTGGATACGTCATGCGGCAGGACGTGCTGCTTCCGCTCGTCGAGGCTCACCGGCAGTTCCTCACGCAACTCGGCGAGACGCAGCGGGAGATCGCTTCGGCGGTGCAGGAGCAGACCCGCCTGCTGTACGCCTTGCAGCCGAACGCACGCGAGACGCCGTACAAGGTCAGCGCCCCGGTGCAGGAGAAGTGAAATGGCAGAGTTCAGCCTGCTCCCCGGTCAACTCGCGCTGAAGACGCGGCGCGGCGACGAGTTCAGCGCAACCGTCACGCTCTCACAGGGCACGGCGTCGTTCTCGCTCACCGGCTACACCGTCACGGCGGGCATCACGTCGCTCGTGGACGGCACCAGCGTGGACGACTTTACCTGCTCGGTCGTCTCGGCGACTGCGGGCACGGTGTCGATCTCGCTCCAAGAGAACGAGACCTCGGCGCTTGCGTCTGGTTCGTATGCTTGGTCACTGCGGTGGATCGCGCCGGGCGCGGTCACTCGCACCGCACTATCCGGTGTGCTGGAGGTGACGCGGTGAGCATCACGGCGAGCGTCTCGGGATCACCGATCACGGCAAGCGTGACCGAAAGCGGCGCGAGCGTCGCAGTGTCGCCCGTGGCGATCTCGGCGACCGTGCTCGCGGGCATCGGGCCGCAGGGACCGGCTGGCGCTGGCGGGCAAACGGGCAGCGCGACAAGCCTTGCCGAGCTCGCCGACGTGCAACTGACCGCAGCCGCCGAAGGAGACGTGCTTCGATACAACGGCTCGAAGTGGGCCGACTACGCCGAGATTCAACTCACCGATGGAGGGAACTTCTGATGCCCAACACAATCCGCATCAAGCGTCGCGCGTCGTCCGGTGGTGCCGGAGCGCCGTCGTCGCTCGCGAACGCCGAGCTCGCGTTCAATGAAAACTCGAACATCCTCTACTACGGCACGGGCACCGGCGGTGCTGGCGGCTCGGCCACGAGCGTCATCGCGATCGGTGGCTCGGGTGCGTTCGTCTCGATCACCGAGGTCCGCGCTGCGAACACGGTCCTCGCTGGCCCGACGAGCGGTGCCGCAGCTGCGCCGACGTTCCGGGCGCTGACCTCCGCCGACATCCCGTCGCTCTCGGGCGTCTACATCCCGATGTCGGGCACGGCGACGCCGACCGGGACGTACACGTTCTCGGGCACGGTCAATGTCACGGGCACGCTCCAGGTCGGCAGCACGACCGTCACGTCCTCGGCCGCCGAACTGAACCTCGTCGATGGCTCGATCGCGAACACGGTGGTGAACTCGAAGGCTGTCATCTACGGCTCGGCCGGTCAGATCGCAGCGACGACGATCACGACCAGCGGCAACGCGACGGTCGGCGGCGATCTGACGGTGACCGGCAACCTCACGGTCAACGGCACGGTCACAACGGTCAACTCGACGACGGTCACGGTGGATGACAAGAACATCGAGCTCGGGTCGGTCTACTCGCCGACTGACACGACCGCCGACGGTGGCGGCATCACACTCAAGGGCTCGACCGACAAGACGATCCTCTGGGTCAACAGCACCGACTCGTGGACCTACAACCAGAACATCGAGCTCACTGCCACCTACGCCTACCGCATCGACGCCGTGTCAGTGCTGAGCAAGACGACTCTGGGTTCCACGGTCGTTTCGTCCTCGCTCACGAGCGTCGGCACGATCGCCACGGGCGTCTGGCAAGGCACTGCGATCGGCGTCGCCTACGGCGGAACCGGGCTCACGTCTGCACCGCAGGGCTCAGTGCTCGTGGCGAACACGGCGAACACGTACACCGCGCTTGACGGTGGCGGTACGAACGATGGACTCCTCGCCTACACGGCATCGAGCGACACGATCGCCTGGGCGACGAGCATCGACGGGGGCACCTTCTGACGATGCCCACAACAGTCAAGATTCGCCGCAGCGGCACAGCGTCGGCCACGCCGTCGGCGCTTGAGCACGGCGAGATCGCGATCAACTACGCGGACGGGAAGGTGTTCTGGAAGAACGCCTCGAACGTGATCACGTCGTTCACGTTCCAGAGCTACGCGCTCGCCAGCCATACGCACTCGATTTCTGATGTGACGGGCCTGCAAACAGCCCTCGACGGCAAGGCTTCGTCATCGCACACCCACGGCAACATCAGCAACGCCGGTGCGATCGGATCGACGGCGGATCAATTCGTCGTCACCACGACGAGCGGCGTGCTCACTGCGGTGTCGGCCGCGACGGCACGCACCACGCTCTCGGTGCAGCCTACGGCGAGTCCGGCGTTCACTGGTGCGGCGACGTTCGCTGGCAGTGTGCAACTCAACCTTACGAACGCGCCGCTGGACAGCGCAGGAAACCTGCGCGTGTTCACTACAGACACGCAGGCAGCAGACAAAGGCGGGCAGATAGGGCTAGGAGGGCAAAACGGTAGCGCAGGGTCTTTTGATCCTTGGTCGTTCGCTGTCATCAAAGGGGCAAAGGAAAACTCTACCAGCGGGAATCTTGCAGGATATGTGGTGTTCGCCACCGCAAACAGCGGTGGTGTTCTGGGAGAGCGGCTTCGCATCTCCTCCACCGGCACCGCCACGTTCGCGGGGCAAGTAAGAGTCAACACCGCAGACTCTGCCACTGCGCTGCTGGTCAACGGCGCAACCAGAGGCGTGCGTTTCAACACCAGCACGGACGGCACGCGAATCGAAGGCGTAGACAACACAGGTGTCGGTTCGTATCAGCCGCTGATCCTCAATGGATCGACGGTCACCATCCAGAGCAACGGCGGAACGTCCGCTATCACCGTCGGCACAAGCCAGACCGCCACGTTCTCTGGGCAGATTGTCGGACAGGCGGGGGCCGTCCTCACCGGTACCGTCGCAGGCAACGTCCGTCAACTGCGGATGCAGACCAGCGGCAGCACTCGCTGGGAGGTTGGGCCGGGATTCGACGCTGAGAGCGGCAGCAACGTCGGGTCCACGTTCTGGATCACGCGATGGTCGGACGCTGGCGTGTTTCTCGGCACGCCGATCGCCATCGCACGGGCGACGGGCGTCGTCACGTTTGAGTCGCAGGTACTCGTCAACGTAGGCAGCGGCAGCGCCGGCTCGTACAAACCGGGCATGGCGATCAGCGGCGACGACGACACTGGCGTGCAGCAGGTAGGCGGCGCGAACACGCTGTCGGTTGTGACGGCAGGTAATGAGCGGCTTCGCGTTACCGATAGCCGGGTTTTTATTAACGGCAACGGCGAGCAGTACGGACTTGGAGTGCGCTACGTTAGCACTGGCGGCGCTGTGCATTTTGGCGCGACAAGCAACAGCGCCAGCCCAGACGCAGCGATTAGTAACGCTGGGGGCGGCACGCTGATGACGTTTGCCAACGATGGCAAAATCACGGCTTCTGGCGTCTACAACAACACAGTCGGCGGGACGAACAGAGACGTGTTTGTCGATTCCGGCGGCCTCATCGGCTACGTCTCCTCCATCCGCGAGAGCAAGACCGACATCGTCACGCTGGATGATGTCTCATGGCTTTCGGCGCTCTCGCCAGTCTCGTACCGCTACCGAAAGAAGAACGCCGACGGCACGTACAGCGACGAGGCCGACGGCGTCACCGACTACGGTCTGATCGCTGAGGACGTGGAAGCGGTCAAGCCGGAACTCTGCTTCTACGACGGCGTGGACGGCGAGCCGCAACTGCGTGGCGTCACGTACAGAAAACTCATCACGCCGATGCTGCGGTACATCCAGCAACTGGAAGCACGCATCGCCGCACTAGAGGAGAGGATCAATGGCTGACATCCCCACGCTCTTTGCATCCGAGCCGCTGTCGATCTCGGCCACGTTCGACAAGTTGTGGGTCCGCGAGATCGTCATCTCCGCACAGTCAGTCGGCGGCGAAGCCGAGGCCCGCGTGACACTGGTCCGATTCCGCACCACTGAGACCGGCGTCGAAGAGGCACCAGCCGAGCCGGTGCGGCTGCACGTCCGCGACCTGCTCGCGGGAGCGGAGGCCGACGCGGACCTCGCGGCGGCAGTTGGGGCGTTGATGAACTACGTCGCGAAGGTGGGCATCGAGCAGGGCGTCGTCGCGGCGGGCGAGTGATATGGTCGTCCTGTCGTCGATCCTGCGTCGCGAGGAACCGCAGCGCGAGCGACGCGAGCGCGTGCCGCTACCCGGCGAGCTCGCCGTCGTCTGCGTGTTCTGGAATCCTGCCGGGTGGCGATCGCTGCGGAGGAACTACCTCCGGTTCTTGCACGAGATGCGGTGGTGGGGCGTTCCGACGTTCAATGTGGAGCTCGCCTACGAAGGGCAAGCGTTCACGTGCGACGACGCGTGGCTCCAGGTCCGAGGCGGCGACCGGAACGTCCTGTGGCAGAAAGAGCGCCTCATCAACCTCGCGGTCGAACGCCTGCCGGATCGGTTCGACAAGATCGCGTGGATCGACGCCGACATGATCTTCCTCGATCACCAATGGCCCGAGCGACTATGTCGCACGCTCGAAGAGTGGCCCGTAGTGCAGTGCTGGAACGAGTGGCACTGTGCCGGGCCAGACGGGCAGATCGAGAGCAAGAAACTGTGCGTCGGGCATCGCTGCGAGCGATACCTGAGCGAACAGAACTGCTGTCCCGGCGGTGCGTGGGCGGCACGACGCGACATCTGGCCGCTCTACGATCGGCACATCGTCGGCAGTGGAGACTCGATGATGGTCGAGGGCTGGACGAACCACCAAGTGAAGCGATGTCTGCGGTTGATGAATGAGCCGATGGCGAAGCACTTCCGCGAATGGAGCGACGTGGCGTACGCGAAGGTCCTGGGCGAGATCGCGTGCCTGCCCGGTGACGCGATGCACCTGCATCACGGGAGCCTCGCCGATCGGCAGTATCACTCCCGCTGGTTCCCGGTCGTGAACGGCGGCTACGACCCGGCAACCCACGTCGAGGTGGACGAGAACGGGCTGCTCCGCTGGACGGACTCGGCACCGCCGCAACTCGTCGAGTGGGTGCGAGGCTACTTCGCCAGCCGGAACGAGGACGGCTGAGTTGACACGCCTTGCACCATGCGGGCATGGAACTCTCAGCCAAGCGAATCCTCGTCACGGGCGGTGCCGGGTTTCTCGGCAAGGCAGTCTGTCGCGTGTTGCACGGTCGCGGATGCCGCCACGTGATCGTGCCTCGTCGGGTCGCGTGGGACTTGACCACCGAAGATGACGCCGTCGAACTCTTCGACGACGTGCGGCCCGAGGTCGTGCTTCACCTCGCGGCCGAGGTCGGCGGCATCGGCGCGAACATGGCGACGCCTGGTCGGTTCACGTTCGCGAACCTCGCGATGGGACTGCATGTGATCGAGCAGTGCCGACGGTTTGAGGTCGAGAAGGTCGTCGTCGTCGGGACCGTGTGCAGTTATCCGCTCAACCCGCCCGTGCCGTTCGTCGAGTCGGATCTCTGGAACGGCTACCCGGAGGCAACGAACGCGGGATACGGCGTGGCGAAGCGAGCGGTGTACGAACTGCTGCGGCAGTACCACAAGCAGTACGGCCTCCCAGGCGCGGTCGTGATCCCGACGAACCTGTACGGGCCACACGATAACTTCGACCCGGTGTCTTCGCATGTGATCCCGGCGATGATCCGGCGATTCTGCCGCACCGATCCGGTCACGCTCTGGGGGACGGGCTGTGCGTCGCGTGAGTTCCTCCACGTGGACGACGCTGCCGAGGGCATCGTGCGAGCAGCGGAGACGGTGACGACGCCCGATCCGATCAACCTGGGCGGCGGCGGCGAAGTGCAGATGCGGAAGTTGGCCGAGATGATCGCGGGCGAGTGCGGCTACATGGGCGTGATTCGCTGGGACTCATCGAAGCCAGACGGTCAGCCGAGGCGTGCGGTCGATGCCACGCGAGCCCGCGAGATTCTCGGGTGGACGCCGAAGGTCAGCCTGGAGAACGGCATCGCCGAGACGGTCTCGTGGTGGAGGGATCAATGCGCGTCGCTCTGATCACCGGCATCACCGGGCAGGACGGCTCCTATCTCGCTGAGCTCCTGCTCGCGAAGGGCTATATCGTCCACGGCATCGTGCGACGGTCCAGCACGTTCGGCACGCAGCGGATCGAGCACATCTTCAATCGGCTGAACCTGCACTACGGCGACGTGACCGACGGCGGCGCGATGGCACGGCTCGTCGCCGAGATCGAGCCCGACGAGCTCTACAACCTCGCGGCACAGTCGCACGTGCGGGTGTCGTTCGACCAGCCCGCGTACACGGCGGAAGCGGTCGGCATCGGAGCGCTCAACGTCCTCGAAGCAGCCCGCGTCGTGCCTGGGTGCCGTGTCTATCAAGCGTCCTCCTCCGAGATGTACGGGCAGGTCGCCGAGACGCCCCAGCGGGAGACGACGCCGTTTCGCCCACGGTCGCCGTACGGCGTGGCGAAGGTCTACGCTCACTGGATCACGGTGAACTACCGCGAGAGCTACGGGATGCACGCATCGTGCGGCATCCTGTTCAATCACGAGAGCCCGAGGCGGGGCGAGACGTTCGTGACCCGCAAGATCACGCGGGCAGCGGCACGCATCGCCAGCGGCATCCCCGAGACGCTGTACCTGGGCAACCTCGACGCCCGGCGTGATTGGGGCCACGCAGCGGACTACGTCGAGGCCATGTGGCTGATGCTCCAAGAGGACGACCCTGACGACTACGTCATCGCGACCGGCGAGACGCACAGCGTGCGGGAGTTCTGCGAGCGGGCGTTCGCCCACGTGGGGCTGGACTACCGCGACCACGTGGAGATCGACCCGCGCTACTACCGACCGGCCGAGGTGGATCTGCTCCAGGGCGACGCGAGCAAGGCACGCAGGCAGTTGGGCTGGGTGCCGAGGGTGACGTTCGACGGGCTGGTGGCGGGCATGATGGACGCGGAACTGCAAGAGATGCGGGGGCGCGTGGTAGCGTGAAGTCATGCCGCAGCGGATACCGACGTGCCGCCCTCCTCGGCTCCGCACGCCACGCAAGCCCGAGGCTCGACCCAACGCCTACCAGCGTGGCTACTGCGACGAGCGGCACCGGGCGTGGCGGATGGCCGTGCTACTGCGTGACGCGTGGACGTGCCGCCGGTGCGGTCGCCTGTGTGCGGACAAGGGTGAGGCCCACGCGGACCATGTGAGCCCTGTCGTGCATGGCACTGACCACTGCGAGGATGGACGCAGTCGGTATGACGTGGATGGCGGGCAGTGCCTGTGTCACGCCTGCCACAACACGAAGACGGCCTCGGAGGCAGATAGGAAAAACAGGTGTACTTAGTACACTAGTGCCGCCCACAAGGAGGTGGCGAATGGCGGTCGTTCTTTTGAGCAGGGATTCGGCTAGGGTTTTCTTTTGCCATGGGTGCGGAGAAAAGCACTCGTGTGCTTCACATGTCGGAAGATTGCCGAAGTGGTGTAAGGATTGTAGGCGTAAACAAAAGTCCAAGTCCGAGCGAGGGAGGGTCCGCAAAAAGCACAATCGCTTACACGGCAAGGAATGTGAGCAATGCGGCCTGCATTGGACGCCCAAGCGTCAGTCAACTCGATTTTGTAGCGCAAGGTGCCGATCGCTCGCTGCCGGATCTAGGGTCGTGTTGCAGTGTGTTTTTTGCGAAAAGGCATTTGAGGTGTGTTCTGCATATGCAGAATCTCGGAAGTACTGCTCTCGCGAATGTGGCCAGAAGCACCGCAGTGTCGAGGAGCGTACGTGCGCGGAGTGTGGCCAAGCATTCAAGAGGAGCAGGCACGCAAGAGACAAGAGGAAGTATTGCGGGCGAAAATGCTACTTTGCCGCAAGGAACGCAGGACGGCAGCCATGGCTTAGGTCAGATGCTCAAAACGAAGCTATATGGCACATTGGTGGACGATGGTTCCGTGCTCCATCGAGAGTGCCAATGAGAGAGATGATGACGAATATGTCGTCATTTCTAGCTAGGGTTGGTGCTCTTTACGAAAAAGCGTCCCGCCACATGCCAACATGCGAGGTGTGCGGATCTTTCTGCAAGACGCAACAAGCCAGGTTTTGTTCGCCTCGATGCTGCGGCCAAAGCGTGCATGAGGTAAGTTGTTGCAAGTGCGGATCGCGGGTGAAGCGACGCGGAGTAGGCAGGGTCGGCCTGTGCCATGCTTGCAAGCAGAATGCCAAGCGAGAGGCGCTTCGGCGCATAAAAGAGACGTGCGGAAAGAACCACCCGAGTCGTGCGAGGCACTACGGCGTTCAGTGCGTTAGGTTTCCTCGCGAGATGATATTTGATCGTGACGGATGGAGATGCCAACTGTGCGGCACTGGCGTGTTTAGGAAGACCACATATCGCAAACGGGATGGCAAGATTCATCCACGATCGCCCACCGTTGACTGCATTGTGCCCATGAGCAAGGGCGGAAACTACGAGCCGGACAACTGCCAGACTGCGTGCTTCATATGTAATAGCAAGAAGGGCGCAAGGACGATCGGACAACTACGCTTGCCTATTGTGTAGGCACGTGATGCCAGGGTGGGGTAACCTTGCCGGGGGTCTGTGTGGAAATCCCGATGTGGCTATGGGTATAGGGGAGCGTAGGTAACGCTTGCCAGGTAGGTCTAGCTGCCGTTTCGCCCCCGATCGGCACCGCTGACGCCTAGTCATGCTGCACAATCACGCAGCGCATTTTCGGAGCATCAAAAATGGGCAGACGCGGCCCCCGGCCCGAGCCGACGCAACTCAAGATCCTTCGGGGCAACCCCGGCAAGCAGAAGCTCAACGCCGCCGAGCCGCAGCCGCCGTCCGACGGCGTGACGATGCCGCCGCATCTCGGCGAGGTCGCAGCGGCTCGATGGGCCGAACTCCTGCCGATGCTCCAGGCGACGCGGGTGATGACGCGAGCCGATGTCGAGGCGCTCGCCCGCTATTGCGACACGTGGGAGTGGTGGCTGGCGGTGCGTGCGAAACTCAAGGCCGAGGGCGACACGTACCCGATCCTGAACGACGGCGGCGAGGTGAAGTACATCGCTCAGCGGCCCGAGGTGAGCATTGCCCACAAACTCTCGCAGCAGTTGCGGCAACTGGAGTCCGACTTCGGTCTCTCGCCTGCGGCCCGAGCGTCGCTGAAGGTGGAATCGGATGCCAAGGCGGAAAGCGCCATCGAAAAGTTCAGGGCGATCAAGGCTTCCCGCAAGGCGTGAGCCTGAGCGCGTCGATGGCTACACCTACGATCAAGACGCTGCCGACCTCGTCGTCCGGTTCTTAGAGTCGGTCTGCTGCCACACCAAAGACAGCCCGACCGCGAAGGCCGGTGAGCCGATGCGTCTGCTCGACTGGCACAAGCACGACGTGATCGAGCCACTCTACGGCTGGCGTGTCGCGGGCGAGGACACCCGACGCTATCGGCTCGCGTACCTGGAGGTGCCCAAGAAAAATGCGAAATCCACCTTGCTTTCGGCGCTCTCGATTTGGCACTTGATCATGGAGGGCGAAGGTGAGCTCGGGTGCATCGCGGCGAAGGATCGCAACCAAGCCGCGATCATCTTCGACGAGACGGCTGCGATGGTGACGCGGTCGCCAGAACTCGCGGCGACGCTGGAGGTGATCGACTCCCGCAAGACGATTTTCTGTCGCTCGACCGGCTCGAGCATGCGGGTGATCTCGCGAGACGCCGGTGCGGCGGAAGGCCCGTCCTACTCGTTCGTCTTCTGCGACGAACTGCATGCGTGGCCCGACAGAAAGCTATTCGAGGCGCTCCGCTACTCGGGCCGCTCCAGGCGCGCCCCGCTACTCGCGACGATAACTACTGCCGGCGATCGCCGCGACACGATCTGCTGGGAGCAGCACGAGTACGCCGAGCAAGTGATCGCCGACCCGAACTACGATCCCCGGTTCTACGGGCGGATCTACGGTGCCAAGACGGACGGCACCGATGACTACTTCGACCCGGCGGTGTGGCGTCGCGTGAATCCCGGCATGGGCATCACGATGACCGAGGAGTCGTTCGCCGCCGACGCCCAGGAGGCGAAGAACAAGGCCACAAAATTGAACGGCTGGCTCAGGTATTCCTTGGGAGTTTGGACCGAGTCAACGAATAGGTGGCTGGACCCTGACAAGTGGGCCGCGTGTGCCAGCGGTCCACGCGAGCCCTTCGCCGGTCGGAAGTGCATCATCGGGATGGACCTCTCGAAGACGACAGACCTCTCGGCGATGGTCGCCCTGTACCCGTGCGAGGGCGACGAGTTCGAGGTCGATGCGATGTTCTGGGCTCCCCGCGATCTCATCATGGAGCGGGAGCGAACCGATCGCCAACCGTTCTCCCACTGGGTGAGTTCTGGGTACATCACGGCGACAGACGGCAACATCATCGACCACTCGAAGATCCGCGAGTACGTGCTGGAGTACGCGAAAACCCACGAGCTTGAGCACGTCTACATGGACTTGACCGGGGCGGTGCAGCTTGCCGTGGAACTGCAAGGGGCGGGGCTGCGCGTGTCAGGATGGAGCCAAGGTTTTCGCGGGATGTCGTCGCCGACGCGCCGCCTGGAGTCGCTCGTGTTGCAGCAGCGCCTGCGGCATGGCGGCAATCCGGTGCTCTCGTGGATGGCCGCGAACGTGACAGTGGAGACGAACGCCTACGAAGACGTGCGGCCGGTGAAGAAGAAAAGCACGGGACGCATCGACGGCATCGTGGCTCTCATCTTCGCCCTCGGCGGTTGGGAGTCTGACCAAATCACGAACAAGCCTGGATCCGAACCCTCCATCCTCTTCCTATGATCGCACCATCCGACCGCATCCTCTGGCTGCCGACTTCCGAGTACGAGTCCCGCAACTGGGACTACGAGTCGGGTGGCTACGGCGGCAACCGCAATCCTTCGGGCGTGCGGATTGACCCCGAGACGGCGCTCCGCTCGACCGTCGTTCTTGCGTGCGTCCGCGTGCTCTCGTCCAGCGTGGCAGGGCTCCCGTTGCATCTCTACCGGCGGTTGCCCAACGGCGGCAAGGAAATCGCCCGCGAGGTGCCGCTGTACCGCATCCTCCACGAGCGTCCGAACGGCTGGCAGACGAGCTACGAGTGGCGAGAGCAGATCATGCTCCACCTGCTCACGCACGGGCAGGCGTTCGTCGAGATCGCCGGTGCCGGTCCTGCCACGCAGTTGATCGTGCTGCACCCGAGCCGGATGCAGGTCGAGCGGATCGAGAACGGCAGGCTCCGTTACCGTTACCGGGAGGATCGCGGCACCGAGACGATCTACTCGCAGGACGCAATCATGCACCTGCGGTGGCTGTCTGACGACGGCGTCAACGGCATGGTGCCGGTCGAGCTCGCCCGCGACGCGATCGGGCTGGCCCGTGCGTGCGAGATTCACGGCGCGTCGTTCTTCGGGAACGGCGCTCGGCCCGGCGTGGTTCTGTCTACGGACAGCACGATCTCAGCCGAGGCGGCCGAGGCGCTCCGCAACGGATGGGAGCGTATGCACCGTGGCAGCGAGCGAAGTCACCGCACGGCAGTGCTTCAAGGCGGGCTCAAGCCGATCGAGCTCGGCGGCGGGAATATGCAAGAGAGCCAGTTCCTTGAGACCCGCCGCTTCGCGGTCGAGGAAATCTGCCGCATCTACGGCGTGCCGCCGCATCTCGTGGGCGACCTGACGCGGTCATCGTTCTCCAATATCGAGCAGCAGTCGCTCGACTTCGTGACGAACGGGCTGATGCCGTGGCTGCGTCGCATCGAGCTTGCGGTCGGTCGCGACCTCATCACCGACGACACGCTCTTCGCGGAGTTCGACACTCGCGGCTCGCTGCGGGCAGACGCTGCGGGTCGTGGCTCCTACTACAACACGCTCTGGAATCTCGGCGTCCTGAGCGTCAACGAAATCCGGGCGCTGGAGAACCTCAACCCCGTCGATGGCGGCGATGTGCGGTTCGTGCAGTTGAACATGACGACGCTCGACAAGGCTGCGGCCGATCCCGGGCCGACGCCGGTCGTCGAAGAGATCGTCGTCGATGAGCCGGTTGCCGAGGCGGTTCCGACCGACGCTCCGACTGTGCTAGAGGTTGTCGAGCAGTACCGCACAGGTGCACTGACGATTGACGGTGCGAAGGCGTTGCTGATGGTGTCGTTCCCTGGCACGTCGCCGCAGATGATCGACGCGATCCTCGCAGGCGTGGTTCTGCCGCAGCCTGAACCAGCAGCGGATACGCGGCCGCAGCTTGTGCCCGATGTGGCTCCCACGCCCGCGAGGTCGCTCGAGTCTCGGTCTATGACGATCTCAATCGACTTCGACCGCACGTTCGCAGCCGACCCGCAGTTGTGGGGCGAGTTCGCCCGCAAGTCGGTTGCCGACGGCAACACGGTCGTGATGATCTCGCGTCGCCCCGAGGCTGATCGTCAGTCAGTCATGGCGACGCTCGGCGACTACGCCGATGCGTTCTCGCAGGTGCTGCTCGTGGGCGGCGACACGCTCAAGGCTGACGCGGCCGAGGCGGCTGGCATCGAAGTAGACGTATGGGTGGACGACTCGCCGCAGACGATCCGCTCCGCAGAGAAGCGTGCCGAGCCCGGCAGCGTCGCCGAGGGCGACTACGTCTCGTGGGGCTCGTCTGGCGGGCGAGCTCGCGGGCGCATCGACCACGTGATGGACTACGGGCGGCTCGACGTGCCCGGCACCGACTTCGCGATCGACGCGACCGAGGACGACCCGGCGGCGCTCATCACGGTCTACGAAGAGGTCAGCGGCGGCTGGCGGGCGACCGACACGCAGGTCGGACACAAGGTCTCGACGCTCACGAAGATCGACCCGCTGCCCGAGCCGCCGCCTGCGGAGGAGCCACGGGCGAAGCCACGGAGGCGGAAGCGTGGCTAGGTATGACCACATCGACTTCACGCCCCCGGCTGGCGTGCGTGAAGAGGCTGCGAAGGGGCTCGCATGGCGAAGAGAGTACGGCCGAGGCGGCACGGCAGTCGGCGTGGCTCGCGCAAGAGACCTGAGCAACGGCACGACGATCAGCCCCGAGACGGCACGCAGGATGAAGGCGTACTTCGATCGGCACGAGATCGACAAGCAAGGCGAAGGGTGGAGCCCGAGCCAGGACGGCTTCCCGTCGAACGGTCGGATAGCGTGGGCTCTGTGGGGTGGAGACTCGGGGTATTCATGGAGCAAAAAGTTGGTGAGGCAGATGAACGCAGCAGACGAAGGCGCAAGGAGTAACGCGATGAACGTCGAGCGACGCAGTCTGGCGATTGACGAGGTCGAGTCGGCTGTCCCGCTGCTCGCGGTCGAGAGCCGCAGCGAGGACGACGGCAGCGAGCGTGAGTACATCGTCGGCTACGCCGCGAAGTTCGGCGTGCTGTCGCTGGAGCTCGAAGGCTCGTTCATCGAGCGGATCGACCCTGGTGCGTTCGGCATCGTCGCCGAGCGTCGCGGGCGGCGACGGCCGCTGGAGACTCGCGCCCTCTGGAATCACGACGCGAACTACCCGCTCGCGAGGTATCCCGGCACGTTGTCGATGAGCGTGGACGAGGTGGGGCTGCGGTATGAGTTCCCCGTGCCGGACACGACGTACGGGCGCGACATCGCGAGCAATATCCGGGCGGGCATCGTCAAGGGCTCGTCGTTCTCGTTCACCGTGCCGAGCGGCGGCGACTCGTGGGCGGTCGAAGATGGCCGCAGTGTGCGGACGATCCAGAGAGTGGATTCTCTGATCGATTTGGGGCCAGTCTGCTTCCCAGCATACCCGGATGCTGACGTGACGATCGCCCAGCGCTCCTACGATGCGTTTCGCCGTCAGCGTGACGCCGAGGCTCATCGCCGCATGGCTGCGGCGGCCCGTGCCCGAGAACTCCGCGAGTACCTGACCCAGCATGGCCGCTAGTGGCGACTCGTGCCCGAAGTGCCGGGCCGGTGTGTATGTGATCGCGTCGAGCCAGCGGTCTGGCGACTACCAGACGCGATACCTGCGCTGTCCGAGGTGCGGTGCGACCGACAAGCAGACGCTTCTGGCGGTCGAGGTCAGGCGGCGAAAGTTGTTTACTAACGCCCCGTCGTGACTGGATGGGTGCCGTTCTGGCTCCGTAGGTTTTGGATAGGTGGCGTGATCGCCGCCGCATCCCGACCAAGGAGATCGCACCGTGGACAAGATCAAGCAGCTTCTCGACGAGCTCGCCCAGGTGGTCGCCGAGATGGAGGCGATGAGCGAGGCTCCCGCCGAGGGCGACGCCCCCGCGATGAACGCGGAGGAGGAGTCGTCGCTTCGCTCGCTGTCCGAGCGTGCTGACAAGCTCCGCAGCCAGATCGAGCTGCTGCGTGCCATCGAGGCGAAGAACCTCGAACTGCGTGCCGTGCTGGAGCGTGGTGCTCCCGCCAAGGCGATCGAGAAGGCTGCTGCCGAGGAGGCTCCCGTGGAGAAGCGAACCGTCCCCGCGATCCCCGTGTCGCACGGCCCGCTCAAGGCGTTCCGTTCGGCCGAGTCGGCGTACCGCGCTGGCATGCACCTGCGTGCGTACACGTTCGGTGACGCCGAGGCTCGTCGGTGGTGCAACGATCACGGCGTCGAGAGCCGCGCTCAGGCTGGCGGCGTCAACTCGCTCGGAGGCGTGCTGACCAGCCCCGAACTGAGCAACGAGATCATCCGGCTCGTCGAGGAGTACGGCGTGTTCCCGCAGTACGCTCGTCGCGTCTCGATGAGCACCGACACGATGAACTGGGCGCGTCGCACCGGCGGGCTCGCGGCTCGTCCGGTCGGCGAGAACGCCGAGACGACCCAGAGCGATGTGACGTTCGACAACGTCGAACTCACCGCGAAGATTTGGGGCGTGCTGAACCGCATCCCGAACTCGCTCATCGAGGACTCGGTGATCGACCTCGCAGACGCAATGGCCGTTGAGACGGCTCAAGCATTCGCCGAGGCGGTCGATAACGCCGGATTCATCGGTGACGGCACGCTGGCCTACCACTCGGTCGAGGGCATCACCAAGAAGATCGTGAAGTCGGCCTACTCGGCTTCGGTCGTCACCACGACCGCCAGCACCGAGGACACCTACGGCACGCTGACGATGAAGCACTTCACCGACATGGTGGCGAAGCTCCCGCTCTACGCGAGGCGCAATGCCCGGTTCTTCATCTCGCCCGCTGGCTGGGGCTCGGCGATGCTGCGTCTCGCGATGCTGCCCGGCGGTGCCGCTGGCCCCGGAGGCAACTCGTCGAGCGACGTGGCCGCTGGGTTTGGCGAGCGCTTCCTCGGCTACCCGGTCACGCTGGTGCATTCGATGCACTCGTCGCTGACCGACTCCAGCGGCGAGGTGGCGTGCCTGTTCGGCGACCTCTCGCAGGCTGCGATGTACGGCGAGCGGCGGGCGATCTCCGTCAAGACGCTCACCGAGCGTTACGCGGAATACGATCAGGTCGGAACCTTCGCGACCACCCGCAACGCGATCGTCGTGCATGACCTGGGCTCAACGAGCAAGGCTGGCCCGGTCGTGGCTCTCAAGTTCGGCTGATCCGACTGACTGACTTTCAACCCTCCGAGGAGATCTAGAACGTGAACCATCTCGAAGCGACGAAGAGCGTCGTCGGTCACACCGAGAACCTGACGGCGGCGCAGACCCACACGCTGGTGATCGACCGTCTCGGGTATGAGTACGTGTCGCTCGACGTGTGCCAGGAGCCGTGGGCGAATGCGGGCTACACGAGCCAGGCGGCGTTCACCGTCCTGAAGCTCGCCGAGTCCGACAACAACTCGTCCTACTCCGACGTGACCGAGTTCGTCGGCGGCGGCACCGGTGGATTTACGATCCCGACGCCGACCGCCACGGCGGGTGACGTGGTCGTGCGGATGGACGTAGACTGCCGTGGCAAGAAGCGCTATCTGCGTGTCACCGCCACGCCGTACACGACCGGCACCGTCTACACGGTCGCCAGGCTCGGCAAGGGCAACGACGGCCCGGTCAGCGCCTCCGCGAAGGGCGTCAACGCCACGGTCAGCGGCTGATGGCTTGACAGTACCGACACAGTGAGCGGCGGGTGGCGACGAGCCGCCCGCCGTTTCGCTTTGGAGGGTGACGCGTGATCGTTCAGGTCGGCGATACGTCGGTCGAAGTCCGTGCCGAGGCAGTGCTGTCGGCTCCACGGTTCGGGCCGCTCACGAACGTCTTCGCGTTCGTCGAAAGCCTCATGCCGCTGCACATCCGCCCGACGCTGGGCCAGGGTGCGTTCTGGGCACAGGTGCTCACGCGGATGCTCGAAGAGTTTGCACCGACGACCGAGTACATCATCACGCTGGACTACGACACCTTCGTCACCCGCTCCGACATCGAGCGTCTCTTCGCGATCGCCATGACGTGCCAGTGCGACGCTCTCGCCCCGATCCAGGCGAAACGCGAGGACGGGCGGCCGATGCTCACGCTCCTCGACACGATGGACGATCCGCCTGCCGACGGCAAAACGGAACTGCCGCTGTCGTGGTTCGCCGAGCCGGTGCAGCAGGTCGATACGGCGCACTTCGGTTGCACTGTGATCTCGACCAGGGCACTCAGGCGAACGCTCAAGCCGTGGTTTCACTCGAAGCCAGACGCCGAAGGCGGCTGGGGCGACGGGCGGGTCGATGATGATCTGTGGTTCTGGTCGCAGTTCAAGAAGTCGGGCAACCGCCTATTCATCACGCCTCGCGTCGTGATCGGTCACGGCGAGTACGTCATCTCGTGGCCGAGCAAGGATTTCTCCGGTCCGGTGTTTCAGCACACGACCTCGTGGCAGCGGACGAAGCGACCGCCCGAAACTGCATGGAGGGTCGGCGAATGACGACAATCAGAGTGCGGATGAATCGTGCATACGGTGCCTACAAGGCGGGCGAGCTCGTCGAGGTGGACGAGTCCTTCGCTGCTCGGCTCTTCGCGTGGGGCTACGCCAAGCGAGAGACACAGCAATCGCTGATCGAGACGGCAGCGGTGGAGCCGGTCGCGGAGCGGGCAGACGTGACGCCACGACGCAGGGGGCGACGCCATGAATGACGGCAAGCGATACCGATCACTGAAGGTCGCCACGCAGCCGGTCGTCGAGCCGGTGAGCGTCGCCGATGCCAAGGCTCACATTCGCGTCGATCACAATACCGACGACGCCTACATCGCTGCGCTCATCTCTGCGGCCCGCGAGTACTGCGAGACGTACATGGACGAGACGCTCGTCGATACGCAGTACGTCATGCGGCTCGATGCGTTTCCGGCGGTCATCGAACTCCCGCGACCGCCGATGTCGCAGACCACCGGACGCACGGCGGTGTCGATCGTCTACACCGCGAGCGAGGCGGGCAACACGGCGACGCTCTCGGTGGCCGAGTACCGTGTCGATCGGGACACGAAGCCGGGAACGCTGCGGACGCTGTACGCCGGATCGTGGCCGAGTCACCTCCTCGACTACGGCAGCGTCACGGTGACGTGGTGGGGCGGGCGTGGCGACGACGGCAGCAAGGTCTCGCCCCGTGTGAAGGCGGCGATCCTCATGCTCGTCGGGCAGTGGTATGAGCGCCGCATGGCGGCCGACGCCGTATCGCTCTCCGAGATGCCGTTCGGCGTGAAGGCGTTGCTCGACAGCGTGAAGTGGGGGAGCTACACGTGACCGGACGCATCATCGTCGATTCGCAGTTCACCGACACGGCGTCGTCCACGGGCGTGTCCTCGACGAAGGTCGTGGCGCTCCAGACCTCGAACGAGTACACGTCTGGCAAGGTCGCCGTCGTCTCTGGTACGTGCGGCACGTCAGCCGTGACGATCACGCTCGCCTCGCCTGGATACACGGCGGCGTCGGGCTCTGCCGTATCGTTCTCGTCGGTCTCTCGGATCGTGTTCTCGGCGACCGGCGCGACGCTTGTGAAGTGCGTCGGCGGTGCCACGGGCAAGCCGCTCGTGATGTCGCGTGCCGAGCAGGGTGCCGTCTCTGATGTCGGTTCGACGGAGACCTCGCTTCAAGTGAGCGTGGATGCAACCGCTGGCACGTCGTCCTACACGCTGGTGATGTATGGCGATTGATCCGGGACGCCTCCGCGAGCGAGTCACGATCCAGCAGGCGACCGCCACGCGGAATCGCATCGGTGAGACAGTGCAAACGTGGGGCACGTTCGCCGAGGTGTGGGCGAGCGTTGAGGGGCTGTCCGGTCGCGAGGTGCTTCAGTCCGGTCAGCAGCAGACCGAGGTGACGCACCGCGTGCGGATGCGATACGTGGACGGCATGACGCAGCAGATGCGGCTCTCGTGGCGCGGGCGGATTCTTGAGATCACGTCGCTGCTCGAACACAACAACCGCACCGAGCACGAGCTTCTGTGCGTGGAGGATACGGACTGATGGCGACCGCAGGGATCACGATCACCGCAGAGATCGCCGAACTGCGCGAGTTGCAGACTGCGATCGGTCGCATCTTCACGCCAGCGGACAAGGCAAAGATTTTGCAGGACGCTTTGAAGAAGGCGCTCGCCCCAGCTCTAGAGCGGCTCAGGGCAAACACGCCCGAAGGTCCGACCGGCAACCTCAAGCGTGCGGCATCGGTGAAGATTGTGGCGTACTCGCGGGACGGCAACGCCGTCGGGCTGCTCGGCTACCGGCGGGCTGGCAAGGGTGCGAGCGAGTCGGCCCAGGGCGGTCGTGTCCGCAAAGGACCGGATCGTGCGTTTCATCAGTGGTGGCTCGAAAACGGCACGAAAGACACCGTCATCGACAAGCTCTCAAACACGCCGTATGCCCGCAAGTCGCACACCAGACGCAACCGCAGCGGCAGCGTCACGACTGTGCGGGCTCATCAAGTGAGCGGGCAGAACGCCTACTACGCCTCGTCGTTCAATAAGCTCGGACCGTTCAAGATTCAGCCGACTCCCCGACCGCCCCGAGGCGAGGAAGGGCAGCGAGTGCAGACGACGCCCGGCTACCCGCAAGCGTTCTTCAAGCGGTCGGCAACGCCGATCACGATCAAGGGTCTGCGGGCTGGCGGCATCCTCGGCCAGCCGCCGCTGAAAACGACGTGGGAGCAGACCTCGGCCACGGTCGCCGAGATCCTCCAGCGTGAGCTGCGAATCTCGCTGGAGCGTGCCCTGAGCACGCTGACGAGATCGGCTACTGGAACGCTCTGATAACGCCGATGTTTCATCGTTTGGTAACTGCAAGGGTGGGGGTGTGACTCCATAGGTTCGGGATAGGCGAAGGCCGATCCCGAACATGGCATTCAAGTCACCAGAAAAAGCCGTCGCGGACGCGCTCGTCTCCGACCCGGACGTGGCCGCGATCCTCGGTGACCGGATTCACCCGGTGGTCGCTCCCGCCACGGAGACCCTCCCGCTGGCGACGTGGCGGCGTCAAGCGGTCACCCGCGAGACAACCCTCGGCAACACCCGTGGAGGTCTGCCGGTTGTGACGCTCGCCCTGGAGCTCTACGCCGAGACCTACCAGGAGGTCAGGGAACTGGCTGACGCCTGCCGGTCGAAACTGGATGGGTGGGGGAGTGCCGTGTCATCATCAGTATCGGTGCGGCACGTCGCGCTCCAGAACGAGCAGGACGGGTTCGTACAGTTGGCGGGTGGCGACCTGCCTCCGGTGTTTTCGGTGACGCAAACGTACACGATCCTCTGGCAGGAGACTTGACGATGCCCGATCCCTCGACGCCTCATGATGGTGTTGGAACGGTCCTCAACCTGTTCGGCACCGTCTACACCGTCACGAATATCGTGATCTCGAACACGAACCCCGGTGCTGCCGCCGAGGCGACCGTGGACGTTGGGCACCTCGCTCAGACGACCGGCGAGACGCTCGCGAGGCTGAGCCGTCCGCTCGTGATTCCGGCCGACGACGGCGGCACGGGCCGCTCGGTCACGTTCGACTACCTCGGCAAGACCATCATCCTCGACGCGGCGACGGGCACGATCACGATCACGACCGGCGGCACCACGCTCATCAACGGCAAGGCCGCCACCGTGTCGTCGAGCACGCTGACGCTCGCGACGAACGACGCGATCCGTGGTCAGGCGACGATCACCGTGGCTCGCTGACCGTGACGGAGGTCCGTCATGGCTACGCGAGTCTCGGGCGTCTCTGTCACGTGGGGCGGCAGCGCCGTTCAGCAGGTCAGTAGCGTCACGCTCGATCTCGTCCGCGATATGCCTGCCGCGCGCACGGCACGGTGGACCCTCGACTTGGGCGAGGTCACGCTGCCTGCGTTTACTCGCACGGCGGTCCCCGAGAGCCAGTACGGCGTGCGGGCTCGTCTGACCGTGACGGCGCAGGACGACCAAGGCACCGCCACGTCGAGCACGTTCACGGTTTTCGACGCCGACTGCGTCTACCTCGGTGCCGAGGTCCGTGGCGAGCTCAACGGCGTCTGGCAATTTGACCATCGGTTCAAAGTCATGGATACGGTCGGCGTATCGACCGCGTATCCATCATGAGGTAAGTGGCACATGGCGACACTGACGGCAGAGCAGATTCTTGCGTCGAACGACGCCGGGCTCATGGGGCCGATCACCGTGCCCGAGTGGGGCGGCGACGTGTACCTCCGCGTGATGAACGTCGGAGAGCGTGACTCCTACGAGCGGCTCTGGATCGGAAAGAAAGAGACGGGCATTGAGAACTTCCGCTCGGAGTACCTCGCTCGCTGCCTGTGCAACGAAAAGGGCGAGCTCCTGTTCACCCGTGCCCAGGTCGTCGCGCTGGCGAGCCGCAGCGGTGCGGTCGTCGGTCGGCTCTTCGACTCGGCGCTCAAGCACAACAACATGACGGAGGCCGATGTCGAGCAGTTGGCAAAAAACTGAACGCCTCGCCATCGCGTCGGTTCCTCTTCGCGCTGGCGGGGCATCTGCGAATGACCGTTCGCGAGTTGTGCGAGCGGATGGATTCGCGGGAGTTGTCGGAGTGGATGGCTTACACGCGGTATTTCGTTCCGCTGTCCGACCCGTGGCTTCAGACAGGACTGCTCGCATCGATCGCGATGGCACCGTACACGGACCCGAAGAGAGGAAAGCCGCCGACCGCAGAGGATTTCATTCCGAAGGCTCGGCCACCGCAGCACGAGTCGCAGGACCGCGAGGCGATCCTTCGGCTACGGCGTGAGATGGGGATCATCGACTAATCATGGCGAACATCCTCGGACTCGCGCTGAAGATCAGTGCGGACTCGACGCAACTGAAGCTCACGCCCGCAGAGCGTGCTCTTCAGACGCTTGGCGCCGAGGCGGCGAAGCTCACGAGCGTATTCGCTCAGTTCACGGGCGAGTCGTCTGCCGCCTCCGCTGCGCAGCAGAAGTTCGCCACTGACCTCGCGTTCTTGAACTCGGCGCTGAAGACCGGGCAGATCACCGCCCAGCAGTACGCCGAGGAGTTCGCGAACCTTGCCCAGGCGTCGGAGCAGGAAGCCGCTGCTCTCCGCGAGGCGGCCCGAATCACCGAGTCGGTGCGGACGCCGTTCGAGCGGTTCCAGCGGACGGCGGGCGAGCTCGCGGTCCAACTCGAAGCAGGGCGGATATCGCAGGAGACGTACAACCGGGCGGTCGAGCAGGCGTCGAAGGGGCTGACGGACGCGGAGCGTGCCGCTGCGGGGCTCGCGGTCCAAGACCGTGCCATCGAGGAAGCCGCAGCAGCCGCAGCGGCAGCGGAGTCGGCTCGCGTCGAAGCACTGCGGCGAGGTGCCGCGATCACGGCATCGCTCCAGACGGACGAAGAGCGACGCGCTGCGAGGCTTTCTGAACTCGACGATCTTCTTCGCGCCGGTGCGATCTCGGAGGAGACATACACACGTGCCGTGGAGCAAGCTAGTGGCGTGCAGGAAGCAGCGTCGCGTGCCGAGCAGGAACGGCAAAGAGTCTTGGAGGAAGGGCGACGCATCACGCAGCAGTTCGCCACAGTCGAGGAACGTCGAGCCGACGAGCTCGCCAACCTTGATCGTCTGCTCGCCGCCGGTGCGATCTCGCAGGAGACATACAACCGGGCATCCGCAGAAGCGAGCGGTGCGAACGAGGCTGCGGCACGCGCGGAGCGAGAGCGAGCCGACGCCACGGCTGCGGCGAACAGAATCATTCAGGCGGGTCTCACTCCGCAAGAGCGGTACGACGCCGCAATCGTAGAACTGCGAGGGCACCTTGAGGCTGGCCGCCTGTCGCAAGATCAATTCAACCGTGCGACCGAGAGGGCACGGCAAGACCTCGACCGCACGACAACGTCAGCGCGAGCGAACGACCAGGCGTTGCAAGGCATCTCGCGTCAACTCACGGTCATCTCCCGGCTCCAGATCGGGCGTGCAATCGTCGATGGGTTTCAGGTGTTGTCCGGCGCTGTGCGTAGTGCGACCAGCCAGATCAGCGGCATCGTGTCGAGCGTGTCCACGTCGCTCGATTCGCTAAACGATCTCAGCAACCGGATCGACGTGCCGGTCCAAAAGCTCCAGGGACTCGGGCTCGCTGCGAAGCTCTCGGGCATTGACACGGAGCAGTTCGCCACGGCGGTGACGCGGCTCGGCGTGTCGATCGGCAAGGCTGACCCAGGCGGTGCGTTCGACAAGACGCTCCGTTCGGTAGGCGTCTCGCTCGCCGAGATTCGCGGGCTGCGGCCCGAGCAGCAGTTTGAGGCGATCTCGGCGGCGATCGGTGCGTTGCCGACATCGGCAGACCGTGCCGCCGCTGCGGTTGAAATCTTCGGCAAGCAGGGTGCCGCTCTCGTCCCGCTGTTCAAGGAGGGCGCTGCAAGCGTCGAGGAGCTCACGGCGAGAGCCGAGCGTCTCGGGATCATCGTGAGCGAGGATCAAGTGTCGAACATCGCCAAGATGAACGACGCGTTCGACCTCGTACGGGCGACGGTCGAAGGCATCATCGGTCAGGTGACGGGCAATCTCGCGCCGGTCGTCACCGCGATCGCCGATGAGTTCCTCGCGTTCGTTGAGTCGTTCTCCGGCGCGAATGGAGAAGGCGGCACGGCGATCGCCGATGCGATCACGGACACGCTTCTCAACGGTGCCGAGTTTCTTGCGGGCGTGTTCGATTCGTTCGTCTCGCAGTTCGGCGACCTGTCCAGTGTGCTCGTCGATGCCGGTGCTGTTTTTCAAGCGACCGGCGAAGTGTTCACGATCGTCTACGAAGGGCTGCGTGCGGCATTCAATGCGTTCGAGATTGCTGGAAACTCTCTCGCCCTTGCTCTCGGCAAGGCGCTCGAAGCGATCGGATCGTATCTCAACTCGGACCTCGAAGCGTTCGGGCGTGACTTGGTTGCAGCGAGCCAGGCGGCACTCGATCAGAACGCGCAGGAACTGATCGACGCAGCGTCTAGTGTCGGCGACGCCACCGATCGGTTGCTCAATGGAACCGACGGCGACGCTGCGGCGGCAGGCCCGGCCGAGCAGTTTATCGAAGGCATGAGGAGCCGGATCGAGCAAGCTCGCTCTCCAGAGTTCAAGGTCAACACGAACATCGACAAGACACGCGAGGCATTCGACGAGTTTTTCAACGGCATCGTTGATGAGTCCAGCCGGGTGACAGGCTTGATGCGTGAGTTCGAGGCGGCCGTCGCTGCGGCGCAAGAGGACGGCGAGCTCACGGCAGACGAGATCGCTCGCATCAACGAATTGCAGCAAGGTGTCAACGCTGCGATTCAGCAAGAGCTTGCCCTGCGTACCGAGGCGGTGACGGCTGCTCGCGAGCAGGCTGACGCCGACGCCAAGCGAATCGATTCGCTGCTCAAGACAACCGACGCAACGCAGAAAATCATCGACGACCTGTCGGCTGTCGAGCGCGAGATCGCCCGCGTTCAACAGGAGATCGCCGAGACCGGCACAGGCGACAGCGGTGCCGCACAGGGGCGGCTCGATGAACTGCGGGCGCTGCAGGGTCAACTCGACGAGCAACTGCAAGCCGCAGCCCAAGGGTTCGAGGGCGGCTTCGAGAAGGCTTTCGAGGCCGTGGGCGGCAACTTCAACCGTCTCGCCGAGCAGGCCGCACAGTTTGGCGACGCTGGCAACGCAGCCGCCGCACGACTCCAAGATGGCATCGCCGCCGCCCAAGAGCAGGCCCGCGACGGCATCCTCAACCGCGAGGCGTTCGAGGCCGAGGTCGCCCGCCAGCAGCAACTCTTCGAGCAGGAGATCGCGAACGTCAAGGCGGTCGCCGACGAACGGGCAAAGGTCAACGAACTCGTCGATCAGCGGTTCCTCCTCGCCCGGTTCGGTGGCGATCAGCAACGCCTCACGGCGGCACAGAACCTCGCCGCACTGGAACGAGAGATCGGGCGCGTCCAGGCTGACGTTCAAGCGGCCCGTGCTGCCGGGAACCAGGAGGAGGTCAACGCTGGGATCGCCCGCCTCGGGCAACTCGACCAAGTCGCCGCACAGGAGCGAGACATCGCGAGCGGTCGTCGTCAGTTGGAGCAGCAGCTCGGGCAGCAGAGGGAGCAGTACCTCAGGCAATTGGAGCAGCAACAGCAACAAGCCCAGCAGGCCCAGCAGAAATACCTCGAAGAGCAGGCGAAGGCCGTCGAGGCAGAGAACCAGCGGCAGGTCGCCCGCATCCGCGAGCTCAACACACTCGGCAGCGGTGTCATCCAGGGCAACGACATCAGAACCGCCGAAGGCGCAGCGCTCTTCCTCAACCTCGCCGCCAATCAGCAAGACCCGGCGCTCATCGAGGCGCGGCTCCAGACGCGGCGGCTCACCGAACTACGTGACACGCTCGTGGCGATCTCGGCACAGTTCGCCGGGCCGGTCGTCCAGATTGGTGGAGGAGTCGGCTGATGGGCGTCGCACACCATCGCGAACTACCGCGCTCGAACAAGTTCCGCCTCGGCGAGTCTCGCGACCTCACGCGGCAGTTCGTCGTCACACACGACGCGTCCGGGCAGGCGACGACGGCGAACCAAGTCGCGACGGCGCTGTCGCTGGACATCGGCACCGCTCATCCCGAGTACGCCGACGTGCGGTGCGTCGAGATCGAGTACGAGGAGAACTACGAGGGCTCGCAGTACCACTCGCTCGTCACGGCGAAGTACGGCTTCCCAAGCGGCGGGCTCGATCAACTCGCGGCACCGACGAGCCGACCGGCGTTGTGGACGTTCACCACGCAGGGCGCGACTGTGCCTGCGCTCTTCTACTACCACGGCAGCGGCAACGGCGACCAGCGTCCGCTGACCAACTCGGCCTACGACTACTTCGAGGGCCTCACGACCGACGAGGCTCAGTGCAAGGTCGTGATCTCCGAGAACCGTGCCACGTTCCCGTCGGCGCTCGCGATCGCGCTCACGAACACCATCAACTCGTCCTCGTGGATCGGCGGTGCGACGCATTGCTGGAAGTGCCAGGGCATCTCGGGCGAACTCCGGTTCGAAGAGTACGGCGGGACGCTCCATCGCTTCTGGGCGGTGAAGGTCGAGCTCCTATTTCGTCAGACCGGCTGGCCGCTGCAACTACCCGACGTTGGATTCAACTTTCTAAGCGGCGGGCAGAAGCGACGCGGCATGGTGTTCGACTTTCAAAACGCCGAGTGGGTCGCGTCGCCCGGCCCGATTGGTCTCGACGGCAGCGGCAACCAGACGCTCGGTGCTCCCGCGATCCTGACGCGTCGGGTCCATCGCGAGGTGAACTTCAACGATTACTTCGGCTCCCCGCCAGCGTGATCTATGGCCGACCCGGTGATCTTCGATCGCTCGTCTGCCGAGCGGATCGCGAACGCCGTGCGTCGCGTCGAGATCGGCGATCGCACCGAGGCACCGCTGCGGTTCGACACGGTCCCGCCGTCACAGCAGCGAAAGGCGTTCCGCGTTGCTACGTTCTCTGGCCCGTGGAGCCCAAACAGCACGAACACTGTGCAGATTGTATCGACCGGACAAACGGTCCAGGTGCTGAATCGCACGTTTCCTTTGTTCAGCGTTCCAGGTCACCTTCAAATTGCGTGCAGCATTGCCAGAGACGGCACGGCATGGCACCTCGTGGACGTTGGGAAGAACCAGAGTTTCGGCCACCTGTTTGCAGGCCAGTTTGCGACCCGCACCGTCGTCACCGACATCCAGATCGCGGCGACGCTAAACACGACAAACTGCCAGATCACGGTGACGAAGACTCCGGTCACTGCCACTGTGACGATAGTGTTTTCGACATACACGGCTTCGTTCTTGTCGCTGGCCGGAATGACCTACCAGCCTGGAGTGTGAGCCATGGCGTGCCCTTGCTGCAATCCTCAAATATCATGCGCAAATCAATGCAACGGAAATGGAGTGCCATCGCAGATAGCGATGCAAATTACCGGAGTGTCATTTGGCGCGAACTCCGAATTTGACGCAAGCGACCTAGAGTTCGACGTGCCGTCCACGTTCATCCTTCCACTGCTAGATCCTCAATCTGGGTGCAGGCTGTGGGGCGCAAGTTTTTTGCCTCGCACGACACTATGTCGTGAGTGCGGCACCACTGGTGGATTCGGCGCTATTTCAGGTCTGGGAATTAGCGTTGGACGCCCAGCATTAGACCTCGACCAGCTCAATGTCTCGATAGGCATCGCATTCGGGGCAGCAAACGCCTCGGGGAACTGCCTTGGCGCTTCGGGGTTTTTCATTGCTAATTCGATCGGCAACATTTGTGCGCTGCCACTGAGCGGCACGGCCACCACCCAGAACTCTGTATGCGCGGCGACGAACATTAGTTCCGTCGCGTTTACGCTGGAGGCGGCTTGATGCACTGTGAGTGGTTGCCGTGCGACGGCGGCAGCATGCGATGCTCTCGGTGCGGTCGCGAGGTGAAGTGTCTAGGGCATCCAGTATTCGCTACGTGCGCCATTGGTTCGCCACCACCATCCGGCCCCGGCACCGAACTCTCCAAACTCTTGAAGCGATTCGGCATCGAGCCGACGCCGACTTGCCAGTGCCGGGCGAAAGCAACTGAGATGAACGCGTGGGGTGCAGACGAGTGCGAGAAGCCCGAACGCATCGAGGAGGTCGTCGCCGTGATGCGTGCGGAAGCCGAGGCTCGCGGCCTCCCCTTCTTCGATGTCGCCGGTCGCCTGCTCGTGCGTCGTGCGATCCGCAACGCCCGTCGTGCCGCTGCGAATTGACAAAGTATCCACCATGGACGCAGGAGGACGGGTGCCGTGGCGGATGATCACACGATCACGATAGCGGGCGAGAAGTGGCTGCTCCGCTTCTCACGGCTCACAGGCAAGGCTGACGGCTGGACGTGCTATGACGAAAAGCCGCCGAAGATGCTCGTCGATTCTCGACTGACCGGCTCGCAGCGTCTCGAAACCGTCCTCCACGAGATCGCCCACGCTGTCCTCGGCTCCACGATCAGCGAGGAGACGGTGACCGAGCTGGCCCGCGTCCAGCGTCGTGTCCTCTGGCAGATCCTGCGTTACCGGGAGGTGCCGCGTGGCGAGTAAGGGCAAGCCAAAGTCGATCGCTGACGAGATCGTCTCTCGCGTGCAGAACTACAGGCCCGGTTTCAACGCCTGGCACTGCGACCTGCCAGCCGACGTGCTCGCGGAACTAGAGGCACTTCGCGAGCGGTGGGTGAGCGGCGAACTCGGGCTGCAAAAGCGGGCACTCGCACGGTCCATCATTCAGTCCCTCAAGGATCGCGGTCTGCCCGTGAGCGGCGTACAGGGAGTCGAACATTGGCTGTGCGCAAACAAGCGTCGCTGACCGACGCCGTCATCGCTGCCGCCGCGACGGCCGAGCAACTCGCCGCTGACGCCGAGGTCGCACGGCTTCGTGCCGAAGTTGCGGCGCTCAAGGGGCGCTATCGATCCGCACTCGCTCAGATCGACCGCGAGCGGGAGCGTGCCGACGCGTTCGTCGGGCTCAAGGGAATCGAGGGCAAAAAGCCCTTGACCAAAACTGTCAAGGGTCGTCGTCACCCGGCGACGATGGTCGTGCTGCTCAGCGACATCCACTGCGAAGAGACCGTGCGGCCGGAGACGGTCAACGGGCTCAACGCCTTCGACCTGGACGTGTGCGACGCCCGACTCTCTGAACTGTCGGAGCGATTCTTCGCCCTGCTCGAACACGAGCGGCAACTGTGCAAGATCGACCGCGTCGTCGTCTGGCTCGGAGGTGACCTAATAAGTGGCATGATCCATCCCGAGCTCGCGGAGGAGAACGCGCTGCACCCGCTCGCGGCGCTGCGGTGGATCGGCGAGCGGCTGCGTGGATTCATCGACGCCGTCAGCGACACGGCCAGCGAGGTGCTCGTCGTCACGTCGTGCGGGAATCATGGACGCACCACGGAGAAGCTCCGCACGAACGAGGCCGACACGTCCTATGAACACCACCTCTACGTGACGATGGCGGCTGCGGAGTCGAGGAAGAACGTCACGTGGCTCGTCGGAGAAGGACACTTGAACTACGTCGATCTCGACGGGTTCACGATCCGGTTCATGCACGGGCACGCGGTGCGATACCAGGGCGGCATCGGCGGCATCCACGTGCCGCTGAACAAGGCGATCGCCGCGTGGGACTCGACGCGACGCGCGGACCTCACGTGCCTCGGGCACTGGCACCAGTTCTCGTGGAGCCGCTCGGGCCGCTACGTCACGAACGGAAGCGTGATTGGACCGTCTGCGTACTCTGTGCGAATCAAGGCGAGCTACGAGCCGCCGTGCCAAGCGGCGTTTGTCGTCGATCACCATCGACGCGAGGTGACGCGAGCCTATCCCGTGTTCTGCGACAGAGACCTGAGAGGAAAGACGTGACCGAAGCAACGCTCGAATCCGCCAACGCCGCACTCCGCAACGCCGTCGAGTCACGCCTCGCTGGACGATCACCGATGGCGGCGAGCCTGGAGGGATGCCCGCCTGCACTGGAGGCGGCGACGAGAGCGCTGAGCGACGCGGCAACCACCGAAGAATCATCGGAGGTCTACGCGGAGTGGACGCCGCCCGAATACGCCACGCGCGTCGAAGCGGTCAAAGGTTTCGCCCGGCTCGTCGAGGAGGCAAGGCCCGCGCGGGTCGCGAGGACGCCCCGGCCCGGCGTCACCGAGAAGTTCGGCACTGGAGCGGTTCGCTCGGATGCCGTCGAGGAGTTTCGGTATGACCTCGTCTCGCCGATCGGACTTCGCGAGGTTGCTCGTGCGTGTGCAGAGGGTGCCGCGAAATATTCCGATTTCAACTGGGAGCGCGGTATGCCCGTGCATGACCTGCTCAACCACGCGATCGCCCACGTCTACGCGTTCCTGAGTGGCGACCGCAGCGAGCCGCACCTCGGCCACGCGGCGTGGAACCTGCTGTCTGCGATCCACTCGCACGAACTCTGGCCGCATCTCAACGACGGTCACCTGCGTCAGCCTGGGTGCAGGCTCCCAGCGGAGGCCCGCAATGCCACGTCATGAGCACCCTCCGCTCACCGAGGACGACCTCGCCCAGATCGAGCACCGCGCCCGGCGGTTCAGCGGTGCCTACACCGGCACGAGCGGCACGCTCGCGGGCGACGTGATCCGCCTACTCGCGGAGCGGGCGAGGTTGCTCGCCATCATCGCCGTGCTCCAGAGCGAGGACGCGTGATGTTCGGCGACCTGCGGCGACGCATCGAGCAGTTGGAGTCGGTCGTCTCGATCATGGCTGTGAATCAGCGCACGATGGCCGAGTCGATGAAGACGCTCGTGGAATCGGCGAACCAGAACGCCGACCACTGCAACAGAAATTTCACGTCGATCGTGGCGTCTCTGCAGCAGATCGTCGATCGGCTCGCCGAGGACGCTAGCGACGATTGGTGGAAGCGCCCGCAGGACTGACCCATGGCGGCCGGGTGCGGCGGCGCGAGTCCTCCTCCGCTCGCGCCGCCCCCGGTCTGTCAGGCCGCGTCGCCCTGACCGGCGATCCACCCGTCGAGCAGACCCCGGCTGAACGCCGCCACGTCTTCCGGCTCGATACCCGCAGCCGCCGCCAGGGCGTCGTGCTGAGCCCGTGGTGGGCAGGCGAGCCCTCGGGCAGCCATCGATCGCCCGACCGACGCACCGGCTTCTACGGGGCCGCTGGACGCCCGTGCAGCCGTGGGCGGCTCCGGGGCCGGTGGCGGGGCTGGGCGGGCCGTGCGTCGCTCGCTAGGGAGCTTGGGCAGGAGGTCGAGCGGGTCCGCTCCACCGACGATCTCGGCCACAAGGTAGTGCTGGCGCGTCGTGGACGGGTCGCTGTGCGAGAGGTACTCCGTGGCGTCGCCGCCAGCCGCCGCGACGTAGGAGCCTGCCGCCTTGCGGATCGGATGGAAGCCGTGGACGGCGACGCCCGCCGTATCCCCGAGCAGCTTCAGCGAGATCCAAAGCGATGCCGGTAGGCGGTGCTCAAGCCACGGCCAGACGAGCTCGTCGTCGCCCCTCCGGTGCTTTCCGAGCAGTCGGGCGAGCTCGGGCGTGATGGACCGCACGATTGTCTTCGTGCCCCCCTTCCTGCCGCTGCCGTCATACGTGATGCGACGGGCGTCGAGATCAACGTCTCGCCAGCGGAGGGCGAGGAGCCCGCCGATCCGCTCGGCGGTCTGCCACGCGGCTTGCAGGATGGTCACCCAGAACCACCACGCAGGGACCGGGCCGACATCGCCGCGTCTGCGTCTGGCCGCTTTGACGAGCGCGTCGATCTCCTCCAGGCGGTAGCCTTTCGGTGGGCGCAGCGACACCTTGACGAGACCTCGCGGGAGGTCAGGGTGCTCGATCAGCACGCCGTCGGATCGCGTGAGCCGCTTCTTCGCCGCGTGCGTCCAGAGCGCCGACAGGTGGGAGATGTCCTTCTTGACGGTCGCCGGTCGCGGCAACTTGCCTCGCCAGTGACGATCCTCGGCTCGCCACTTCGCGAACCGCGCGAGCGTCATGTCGTCGAGGTCATCGAGCGTCGCCGGTCGCCCGAGGAACGCATCGAACCGGTCGAGCGTAGAGGACAGAAGGGCCGTCGTGCGGTCCTTGAGTCCATGCCGAGTTGAGTACACCGAGAGAAGATCACGCAGAGTCATCGCCACGCCTCCGTATCTAGATGGGACTAGTATACGGGCGACCACTGGAACCTCTGTCTACCATGCCCTCCGCTCAAAAGATCGCCCGTAGGACTTAAAACTCTAGGAGAGTCCGAGTCCTACGGGCAAGGCGACGAAGCGGCGATTTGACCGCCAAATCCCGCTAAGTATGATTTGGGCATGGTCTCAATGGCGCACAATATCGACGGCGAACCGCACATGACGATCGCGGAGGCGGTCGATTTCATGGGCTGCACCGACGGTTGGGTTCGAGCTCTCCTCCGCGAGGGCAAGCTTCGCGGGCAGCGGCTCGGGGAGCGGCTCTGGCTCGTCTCGGTGAGCTCGGCCACGGAGCAGCGCGACGCCTTGACCACCAGAGCGGCCGGGAAACGGCATCTTGCCAAGCGTCCCGCAGCCAAGCGGGCGAAGAAAAAGACCGCCAAGCGGCGGAAGTAGGCGTTTTCCCCCGCGAAAACGCCCCCAAAAAAATCTTTTCTCATCCCCTTGACGCCTAACTACCGATAGCCTATAGTACCCCCAGACGCGAGCGAATGAGACTCGCGGAGACAAACGCAAGGGAGACCGAACGATGGAAACGATCATCCTCAAGAATCGGAAGTACACGGTGGCTCAGGAGCTCGGAGTTGGCGTCAACGTCGCCCGCGAGCTCGGGATCATTCGCCAGTGCATCATCGAAGGCGTGCAGGGCTCGACCTTGCTTCTGCAAGTGTTCGCCAACGGCACTCGTCGCACGATCAACGCGGTCGGCAACCGCGTCACCTACTACCGCTGACCAACCACCCCGCCCGCTGGCACCTGGGCCAGCGGGCACGACACCACGAGACGAAAGGGAACGAACGATGACCATCACGCTAGACACCCGGCCCAAGTTTCTTGCCATGCTCGATGCCTTGCAGCAATACATCGACAACTGCAACGACGCCGAGTTTCTGATCGACAACGGCGAGCTCGATGAGTTCTATCGCAAGATCGCAGCCGCCGAGGAAATGCGGGATCAACTTGACGCCACGTTGGCGTCGAGTGCGAACTGACCGACAACACGAAGACAAGGACAACGCCGTGACCACCACCTACCGCATCAAGAAGATCTCCGACCCTCGCAGCCGTGGCACGTGCTACTGGTTCGAGATCCTCGCTCAGCGTGGCGATGATCGATGGAGCGTCGGCACCTACGACACGTCGGACGAGGCCCGCGAGGCGCTCGTCCAGATTCGGGCGGCGACCGCCGCGACGGTTTGATCCCACCACCACCGGGCAAGGAGGCCCACGCCATGAACCCGACGATCTGGATCGAGCTCGCAATCGTCCTGCTCCGCATTCTCGCTGCCGGACTTGCCGATTGACCCACCTACCGATAGCCTACAGCCAAACTACCGCTAGCGATTCTGCGTTCGGTCCTTGACACTAGTGAACATCTGTATACCATCGCCCCACCACGAAAAGGAGCATCCCCCATGTCGCTGATTTCGTCAACCCGCCACCCCGGTGACGCCGAGGCCCACGCCGCAGGCGAGTACCTCGCCGAGCTCTACGGCTCGCCCGCGCAGGGCGAGGGCCGCTGGGTCAACGGTCGCCTCGTCTCAACCTACGCGGTCGGCGACTCGGTGAACGTCGCCTTCAAGGACGGCCGTCGCCGCTGCGTGGTCATCGAGGCGCTCGACGACAACCGCTACCACGTCGTCGAGCACCTGCCCGGCGGAGGTCGCAGGCACCACGAGATCGACGGCGACGCGATCGCGACTTTTTGAAAAACCGTGGCGGAAATGGCCTGGGGGTTGGGGGGGGGGGGGGGGGGGGGGGGGGGGGGGGGGGGGGGGGGGGGGGGGGGGGG